AGCCGCACTACCTGACCAGCAGGACAGCGTGGTATCTGCTCGCGGACAAGAGCGAAACCTGGCTCAAGTTCTACAACAGGTTCCCGCTGACTGAGGATTACTCGGACGATTTCGACACTCGTTCGATCAAAATGATTGCGTACCAGAGATTCTCGGTTGGTGCCACCCACTGGTGGGGCGTTTGGGGTTCCAACGGGCCATAGAGCGTAGCTCATGCCGAGTCAAGCTGGAAGCGGCATTCGTGGCATTCCTTGGTCCCGTTGCGACAGATGTGGCCTAGACTTCTCGCTGGATAAGCTCACAATGCAGCGGAGCCTACTGGTCTGCCAAGACTGCTTCGACGACCCGGCCAATCTCGACCGGGACCAGGTAATCGCGGAGGTCCTGGAGTCTGCCTCGGAAGAGGCGAAGGACTTAGTTTCTGAGGTGCGGAGCAGTGATGTGCCAAACGACACTTTTTAATGCCCTGCGTTGCTACTCCGTGGCGGAGCGGGATAACACGGCAAAGGCGGAGTCGTCGCCGCCAACCTCCTGTGGCGCCCGTCCCGTGGCAGCCGTGTGCGTAATCGGGCTTGCGGCGCAGGGCAAAAAATCTGGGTAAGCGGGGGTGTCCACGATTCCCCCGGGCAGGCTGGGAGCGGGATAAGACTAACCACCCAGCGTGTTCCTAGTGGAGGTGAATTATGTCGCTTACGAACTTTCCGAATGGAATTACCAGCTTTGGGGCTCCTGTTTTTGGCTCTGGCCACCTTGGCTGGAAGAAAGAGGCCAATGTATTTTTTGTTGATGGCGTCAATGGCCTTGATGGCTATGAGGGGACGAGCCCTGAGAATGCCCTCAAGACCATTGGTCGTGCTCTCGCACTCGCTGGCCCCTACGATGTGATTTACGTCCTCGATAAGGGATACGATGTCAGTGGCGGTGACCCGGTAGCCTACATTGAGGCTGCCACGGACTTGAGTATCGCTGTTGGTAAGAACAACCTCGCGCTCGTCGGAGTACCGCATAACATCAACCAGGTTTACGGTCTCCAACTTAAATGCGTCTCGGCCTCCACCGCGCCGGTACTCTCGGTCTACGCTCCGCTTGTGACTATCGAAAACCTCTGTTTCAACAAGCGCGGCGACGGCGTTGGTTCCTGTGTTTACATCATTGAAGACGGGACCTATGGTGGGACCGGGGTGTCGCTCTACAACTGCCACTTCCGCAACGCTGACATGGGCTCGGCAGCTCACACTACAAGTGCCGGCGTGAAACTGATCGGGACGAAGTGGGCCGACATCAACCGTTGCTACTTCTTCGACTGCCGCAATGGCGTCGCACAGGGTAGCGGAACCAACACCATCAACTTTACCACGATCCGAAACTCTGTCTTCTCGGCCTCGGTGGTTGCTAATGTTGACGTTGACATCCTTCTGATTCCCGGATCTTCGGGTCAATCTGCGGGACATCTCGTTGACAACTGCCGTTTCGTTCACGACGTTCCAGCATTTGCAGGAGCCGGTGCGCTCACAGCGTACATCTACGACCTACTCAGCACCGACTTTCTGGTGAGCGGCTGTCACTTCGCTACCGATGATGCCTCTTGCAAGGATACAGTGACGAATGAAATCGTCACCAAGGTCGGCAACACCATCGTTGGCTGTTATGATGCAGCCGGGTTGATTGCTTGGGCATAAACTTATGCTCATTAAGACGAGCAAAACTCGATTCAAAATCGGTCGTACACGCGCTGAGCAGGCGGAGAACCTCCGGCGCGTGTACGGCGGTTCCGGCGGAATGACCGACGAGAACTTGGACAAGTTGAAGTACGCGGAGCGGAAGCTCGGCATCAAGGGCTTTGTTCCACAAGCCGTCATTGACGACATTGTGAGGGACACCTAATGGCAGAGTCACAGAACCACAACGGCATCTACAAGTACGTTATAGTCGCGGTGTTTTGGCTTCTAACTCTGTACATTGCCTGGACGCAGGCTTCCTCCCGCGTTGACAGCAAGGTAGAAGAAGCGTTCTCCCAGGTCGATGGCAGGGTGGAGAAGGCGTTCGAGATGCGGGCTGAGAGCAACACCGTCCGCACTGACATGATAGAGAAGCGCCTTGAACGGGTTGAAGCAAAGCTGGATAGGTTGCTGGAGCTAATGCCCAGGAAATGAAATTCTTGTTTCTCTCAGAGAGCGGTGATGGTCTAGGCATCGCCCTTCGTGTACTTGAAGAGGGCAATGAAGTGGCGGTGTGGATAACCCAGTCGGATTGCCAAGCGATGGGGAATGGGCTTGTCCCGAAGGTGACAGATTGGAAGTTCTCCATTGATGCGGAGACGGTGATAGTTCCTGATGTCACTGGGTTTGGCTATGTCGTGGACGCGCTCCGGCTTGGTGGGTTCTACGTTGCTTGTGGAGGCTCTATCGCTGATCGTCTTGAGGGAGACAGGAAGTTCGCCAGTGAGGCGATGTGTAGTTGCGGTATTAAGACACCTAGGTCGTGGACGTTTAGGAGTTGGGACAAAGCCACCGATTTCGTAAACGGATTTAAGGATCGCCTAGTGTTCAAGCCTATTGGCCCCCTGAGCGGGAACGTTCCGAGTTCAGTTTCTTACAGCCAAGAGGACATGCTAGGGTTGATGGACCGTGCACGGAGGAAGAGCTATGGTAAGCCTGAGTTTGAGTTGCAGGAGTTTATCCAGGGCACTGAACTCTCCACTGAGGGTTGGTTCGACGGCCACGACTTCCTTAGGCCGTTTGGACACAATTTAGAGCGTAAACAGTTAATGGACAATGACTTGGGACCCTCCGGCGGTTGCAGCGGTGGTGCTGTTTGGGCCCGTCCAAATGACTGTCCTCTTCTCTGCGGTATGACCGAGTTCCTTGCGAGTCACCATTACGTCGGTTCGATTGATATTAACGCAATCATAACTGAGGACGGCGAAGCCTACGGGCTTGAGTTCACGCCGAGATTCGGCTACGATACTACGGTAATCTTGTTCCTAGAGCTTTTTGAAGGTGAAATTGGAAAGTTCCTGTCTGACCTTGCGAGGGACCAGCTAAGCGGTGAGATGCCACTCGGGCCGGGGTTCGGGGCTGGTGTACGCATCACGATATCGCCATATCCGCATCCGAAGTACGAAGCGGAGCCGGGAATTGCGGTTTGCGGCCTGGACGGCGAGGATTTCAATCACTTCTATCCATACGCGCTCGCGCTGGACGAGGACGGGGAGTTAGTCACGTCCGGCGGGGAGTCCCTTATCGGGGTCGTCACAGGGCACGGCGACTCCGTTCGTTCCGCCTTCCGCAAGGCGTACAAGATTGCGGACAAGCTGGAAATCCCTGGGAAGCAATACAGAAGTGATCTCGCCGACGTAGTCCGGGACGACTTGGAGAAACTAGGGATTTCCGAGGAGGAGATTGCCAGTGGTGTACAGCAGAACGTGGGTTGAAAGCGATCCCCCAGATACCCAACTTGCTAGTTTGCTGGGGCAGGTCACTCGTTACCTTAAAACTGACATCCGTGAACGGTTGTTCCTGTCCGGGCCGATCGCCAGCAGGCCCACGCCGGAGGCGGTCTTCGTAGGGCTTACCTACATTGCTACCGATGAAGCCAAGGTGTATCGGTGGAACGGGACTGGGTGGGATGAGATTTCGCTGGTGGCTCCTACGACGCCGGATGGAGCGCGGGTGTACAACTCAGCACCGATTAACATCCCTAGCGGCGTAGATACCAAGCTCACTTTTGATACAGAACGGTACGACAATGGTGGGCTGCACGATCCAGGGGCCAACCCCGGCCGCCTCACCGCGCAGAAGGCCGGAACGTATGTAATTGTGGGCATGGTCGATTTTGCTGCGATTAGCGCTTTAGGGTTCCGCGGGTCTACTATTCTGCTCAATGGAGGCACCTCCCTGGCGCGGTCGACCTGGACCCCGCGGCTTACAGCGAGTAATGCTGGAGTTGTCACCACCGTCTATCATTTGGCTGCGAATGACTATGTGGAATTGCAGGTGTACCAAGACAGCGGCATAACGGTTAGTTGCATTGTGACCCCCAACCTCAGCCCAGAATTTGCTATGCAATGGTTGGGTTTGTAATATGCCAATTCTACCGCCAGGTCAACTTCGTCCAGACGAGCTTCCAGAACTGCCGATGAGCGGGCCTTTCGGCGGGATTCAATCGGAGCTCCCACAGCATGTCCTTGGCAACCTCGGCTTCTACGACTGCCGGAACATAATGTTCCGTTCTGCTAGGGCGGACGTTCGGCCAGGCTACACGCCACTAGCCAGCATCGGCGAGTCAATCCTAGCGATAGCTGATTTCTTTACGGTTGCCGGGAACAGGGTTCAGTGCGTTATAACCCCAACAAAGATCAAAGTGTGGCAGTCCGGCACCAGAACATGGTCGGATGTCACCGGCACGTTGGCCGGCGCGCCGCCGAGGCTCTTTGGCTGGACTGTCGTCAACCACAAGCTGCTGTTCTCGAATGGAATTGACAAAGTCCAGCTTTGGGACGGCATTACGGATACATTTGCTGCCGCAAGCGCGAACGCTGTTCCGGCCCGGTATCTAGCTGAGATTGGCACGCACCTTGTCGTCGCGGACACCCTTGAGGGCGGCCGGTGCCACCAACGAACCCGCTGGACTCGTAGCGGCGATCCTACGGATTGGACATCATACTCCGCAGGAGTCCACGATGAACTTGGTGATCTCGGCCCAATAACTGGCCTGTGCCGAATCTCCCAGATTGGCTACCAGTTCCACTGGCGTGGCATTGTTCAAATTGTTCCGACTGGTGTTGCGCTGCGCCCGTTTGACTTCAGGGCGATTACCCAGAACAATCGAGGCAACACCGCACCGTATTCCCTGGCAGTCTTCGGCGAGCAGGCTGCGTTCTATGTCGGCAAAGACGACATTTATATGTTCGACGGCACTAATAGCGTGCCCATAGGCAGCCGGGCGATGACGAGCGAGTATGGGATTGCTGGCGCCGCCCGCCTGGGCGCGAGGGCGCGGATATTTGCCGAGCTAAAAGTCGCTGACCTGGACAAGGTCTATGGCTTTGTTTCTTCCAGCATCTCCGGCAACGCCTTCAATGCCTACTGGCTGGTGATTCCCGGCGGTGGCTCCGTCTGGGTTTACAACATCGAGGAGGGAAGCTGGACACGCTTCGCCTACGATAAGGCGGTTGACTTGGTATCTACGTTCTCCGACTTCCATGCTATCCGCATCTGCGACCTTGTCGGCACGATTGCCGACCAAAACTGGACTCCTGCCGGCCTGCCGGTCAACGGCGGGATGGATTCGATGCTCGTTGGCTTCTCCGACGGAACCCCCGGTCTTGTCGATTTCACCGGTTATTCTGAGTCGCCCTGGTTCATCCAAAGCGGCCGTCTTGCGATGAACGACACTCGCCACGGCAAGACTGTCAAGAAGTTCCGGATTGTCTTCTACGACCTTGGGCCGTTGAGTTTCACTGTGAGGTTCCGCAACGAACGCGGCCAGGTGCATACGGAATCCGTTTCGTTTGCTGGGACTGGGTCTGGCGACCCAGTGGTACGCACCGTGCCAGTCAGCCTTTCCGGGATGTTCCTTGATTGGCGTCTTGACGGCGACGCAAACTCGCCGTCAAGCTTCGCAGAATTCACCCCGGTCTACGATGTTTCCGGGGAGCATAGGAATGCTTGATGCCTAGGGCGAAGCCAACGCTGGAGTTTCGGAAGCCGTCTTTGACGGAGTCGTGGCTTGGTGAGCTTTGCCGGATTATCCGACTGGGCTATGAACAACTTGTTGGCATTGTCAATGGGAGAATCTCTTTCGGAGATGGCACCAACTCGGATAACATTGACGGGGTTTGGGCTGATGTTACTACGCCGTTCGCGCCGGACACCAACTTCTCCGTAACCCATAACCTGGGAAGGCTGCCGGCTGGGTATTTCGTCGCGCGGAGGGAGATAGCCACAGAAATCTACGACGGCACAGACGCATGGACAGAAACAACCATTTCGTTAAGGTCTACAATTGGCGAAGTTCCGCTGGTACTATTTATCTTTTAGCAGCGCTGCTCTTTGCCGCCAGCGCGGCTGCGCAGCCGCTACACCGCGGGCCTGCTGTTGCGTTCAATTTCAGCGGCGTGCCGACGGGTGTGTGTTTCCCGAACTACGTTGCTATTGACGATTCTAACGGAGACTTCTACACCTGTGAGAAGCATGGCGAGGAGCCTGGTGTCTGGAAGAAGCAGGGCGCAGGCGGGCCACCTGGGCCTCAGGGTCCGAAGGGAGATACTGGCGATGTAGGACCAGCAGGCCCGAAGGGCGACAAAGGTGATGTAGGGGATACCGGCCCGCAGGGGGTTAAGGGAGATACGGGAGATACCGGCGCCCAGGGCTTGCAGGGCAACACCGGCCCACAAGGACCTCCTGGAAACGATGGTGCTGTCGGCCCCAAAGGCGATACGGGAGATACTGGTCCGCAGGGGGCAAAGGGTGATACTGGGGATGTAGGACCGGCGGGAGCGAAAGGCGATACCGGCGATCAGGGACCACAAGGTATTCAAGGGCCGCAGGGCGACACTGGAGCTAAGGGTGATAAAGGAGATACAGGAGCGCAAGGCCCTCCAGGCCCAGGGCTTTCACCCGGTGCAGTCGTCCTTATCGTTTCGGGAACTTGCTCTGCTACTTTAGGGTCGGGATGGACGGAAGAGGTTTCACTCAACGGCAAGTTCCTCCTAGGAACCGTTGCAGCGAACTCCGACATCGGTGGAGCAGGTGGGACGAACAGTATCACTCCGCAAGGGACTAATAGCACCACCACTACCGGCCCGACGGGTGCTGGGACGCCAGTGGGGGCTGTAAGCGCTATTGCAGGGACAGCAACGGCGGCGGTGAAGATCGGTACGAGTTCAAGCAACGCCGCGGCGCAGGCACATACGCATCCTGCACCGACGTTTACTGGCTCGGCCTTGCCGACGCACACGCATACCGTTCCGGCAGAGACTTTCACAGGCGAGCAGTTTGACAACCGTCCTGCATTTGTGAAAGTCATCTTTTGTAAGAAAACATAGGTGTTTACAACATGAACATCAACGCCGCATCATACCTAGGAGGTATACAATAATGGCAATCCAAGCGACTGGTCGAGTAATTGCGGTCCCTGCAGCCGAAGCCGGTACAACGCCAATCTTCACCCACATGGTCAAGGTCGAACACATTGAGTTTGTCGGCTACACTGTCGAGACCCACGTTTGTGCTGTCCAGGACCGGCAGGGCCGTAAAGTTTGGGACGGCAACGGCAAGTCCGACTTGTCCGCCGAGCGGAGCGGCAAAATTGGCTGGGTTGATGGGTTGGTTGTTCCAACCTGCGATTCTGGCGAAGTGAGGATTTACTTGCTATGAAAAAGCTGGCGCTCCTAGCTACGCTGCTGTTGGCCGCCCTGCTCCCATTGCAGGCGCAGACTGTTGTGTACTCTGGGTTGAGGTCTTACGCCGCCTCTGCCATCGGCGCCGACACTGGCGTCCGCCTAATCGGCTCCGCCATCTCCTGGCACAAACTTACCTGGACAAAGTCCGGGACGGTGACTGTCTGTTCGGTACAGGTTGACTCCTCAGCAGACAACATAACGTGGGGTGATGGAGATATTATCGCCGTTCAGGACTGTTCCTCGAATGGGGCTACTATCCCATACAACTTCACCGTGAACTACGTTCGCATCCATTTCGTGACGACGTTCACCGGTACAGGCTCCGTGACCGCAGTGTGGACGGGGTATATTAGCAGGCCAGGAGGTGCCGTCGGGCCGGCTACGGCCAATCAAGTTGCCTATTTCACTGGGACCGATACTGTGGGTGGCGATACAGGGCTGACCTACGACCCCGCAACCGGACTCACTATCGGAGGCACCGGCCTTGGGAACATCACCCCCGCCGCCCTCCCCGGCGCTCCCGTGGCGGGCAATTGGGGGATTCTGGCGGGAAGTCCCGATACCTTCTGGTTTTTCAACGACACCGCCGTTCAGTATGCCCTTACCAAGCCCGCTGATCTCTTCGGCAGTTCTCCCGCAGCCCTACTTGTAACCAAGGCAGCGGGTGCGGACCCGACGACCGATCACTGCGTGAAGTGGGTGGCGGGCGGAGGCGTGGGAGATGCAGGCGCAGCTTGTGGGTCTGGCGGCAGTGGCGACAACATCTCCGTAAATGGGACGGCAGCCACGGATGCTGATTTTGACGATGCGGCGCCTGCGGCTCCTTCCAACGCCCTCAACGTTAAATGGCAGAAGGACGCCCTGACGCCGAATAATCTCTCCGCCTACCTTCCCTATGCCGCGCCGCTGACCGTGACGGGCGGGAACCTCACGACGAATTCTTCCGTCGTGCTGAACAACCAAGCCAACACCTACACGGCGGGACAGAAGCAGACCATCCCCACGGGGGATGTGAGCGGGACATTGCGCGGCAAACTCGCCTCCGACCTCCAGGGCGACACTGCGGCGGACTTCACCATCGTTCAGATTCCCGATCCGCAATGTTACGCTGCGGATGGGGAATGTTCTGCCTCCCTCATCGCCATGATGACCAGTTTCATCGACTGGATTGTAGCCAACAAGACAGCCGAAAATATCCAAGCAGTCTTTATCGTCGGCGACATCGTTAATGCCACCACCGCTGCGCAATTCACCCAGCAGGGCGGCCAGATCGCTGTGCTTGACAACGCCAACATCCCTGTGGCGGTGACTCCTGGGAACCATGACTATACCGTCACCAACACACGCGATCTGACGGGCACGGGCAAATGGCATGACACCTTCCCGGCCACGCGCTGGAGCGGAAAGTCCTGGTGGGTGGGAAGTTCTCCCGCTGGTGACACCGAAAGTATGGCCATCAAGTTCGATGTGGACGGAAAGAAGTACGGAATCCTGACAATGGGGCTGTGTCCGGGAACAACAATTCAGACCTGGGCGCAAGGGATTCTGGACGCTGAGACAGGCCGCCGGTGGTTCGTGGACACGCACATTTGGTTAGTAGGGACCAGCGGCGAACTCGGAAAAGACGGTGACCCCAACCCCTGCAGTAGCTACTTTTCTACCGGGAACTGGGCCTATCCTCTCGCCGCGTGGACGAGTTTCGCTGCGCCCAACGACCGTCAACTGCTCCTCGTCGCCAGCGGACACCACATCGAGGCTCCATTTTCTTCGAGGCGCACGGACATGGGGACACACGGCTACGCCATCCCCCAGGAGATGGCCGACTATCAAAACGACACCAATGGCGGGAATGGTTACATCCGGTTGCTGAAAGTTCGGCCTTCCTTGGGAATTATCGAGGTGAAGACCTACAGTCCCTACCTGACGACTTACAAGACCGCCCCTTGGGATCAATTCACGATGCCTCTGGCCTCCGTAACGACGCTGGGGGCTCTGGTCACTAATGGCGACGCGGTGGTCGCGGGCGGATTGCGGCTGGGCGCAACCGACCTCGCCATCGGAGACCGATTCCGATTTACGACGCGGACGGCGACGACGAGCATTGCGTGCCCCCCTACAGCAGCTTGCTTTAATTATCCGCCCGGCTCGAACCTCCGCATTGATTCCGCCAGTGGAACAAGTATCGTATTCAATCAATACGGTTCCACGGCGGGCGTAGTCATTGGCAATGGAGCTGGGGGCTACAAACTGGAACTCCTCGGGACGGGGCAGATTAAATCCACCCTCGCCGCCGGGACTGCGCCACTCAGCATCACCAGCACCACGCCAGTCGCAAACCTTGCGGCGACTCCTACGACTTACAACGCGGCAGGTACACAGCAGGTCAACACGCATCTCGTTTGGGGTACTTGCACCTTGGGAACCAGCTGCGATATCACGCTGGTCGGCAGTGCAGTATTCACAAGCAACACGAGTTATGACTGTTGGCCAAGAGATGCGACAACGGCAGCAAACGTAGTGACGGTCACGCGGACTTCGGGTTCGGCTTTGGCATTCACGGGAACTGGAACGGATGTCGTTAATTATTTCTGTGTAGGAAACTGAAAGGGCCATCAATGGTCATTGTAAGACTCGCGACCGACGCCGCCACATCGCCGGATGATGTTTCGCTTTCGGGCACGGGAACGATTGTCTTGATCCTGCGGGGTGGGACGTTTCGGGGGTTGACGAAGTAAAAAAATCAAAGGAGGATGTATGTCGTTACTGAGCTTTTTAGGAAAAGTTGGAAAGGGAATCTGGAAAGGAATTGCCTACGCCCGGCCGGTGGCCGCTGCTGTCGGCGCGGTAATCCCAGGGCCGGACCCGTTCGAGGCAGTCGGGAACCTGCTCGCTACGGCTGAAGCCGTCGGAGAGATCGTTAGGCAGCAAGGCGGCAGCAAGCTCGACAAGTTGGTTCTGATTCTGCCTCAGGTGAAGGAAGTCATCAGGAACTCGGAGTTCTTTGCTAAGCAGGAACTTGCCGATGAGGCACTGTTTGAGCAGGGGGCCATTGAGCTTATCGGCGCCGAGGTGAAAATCTACAAGGCTTTTAAGGAGCCGAAGTAGCTGTGAAGCTGGACTTGGTGCGTGAGCAAATAACGCCGAAAAGCTCCGCTGGGCGTCTTTTCATTGATGGTGTCTTCGAGTGCTACACCCTCGAAGATACCGTCCGGGAGGTTCCTGGCAAGCCCGTCTCGGAGTGGAAGATACCGAAGGTCACGGCTATTCCTACCGGGACCTACAGGGTCGACATTACTCCGTCCGCTCGGTACAAGCGGGACATGCCGATAGTGCTGGATGTTCCAGGCTTCACCGGCATCCGTATCCACTCTGGGAACACCGATGCGGATACCGAAGGTTGTATCCTTGTCGGTGCTTACCGGGAGAGCGCGGATGAGATACGGGGTTCCCGAGCAGCGTTTGGCTGGCTGTTTGAGAAACTGCTCGCTGCCAAGGCACGGGCGGAGGAGATTTGGATTGCCGTAACGATTGCGCTGGAGGCTCACGGATGAGGAAAAAACTTCTGCTTTTTGCGGCTTTTCTGCTACTGCCAGCGGCGCTCTTCGCCACTGACTCTGCCCACTACTTCGATGTTGCGTTTTCCCCTTCGGGGAAGCCAATCGCTGGAGCTTCCATCCGCGTTTGTACAGAGCCGGCTACAACGACGCCGTGTACGCCGTTGGCAACAATCTACTCCGACTACGCGCTCACTACACCGCTGGCCAATCCATTTCTGTCAAGCTCCACCGGCAACTACGAATTCTACGCTGTTTCCAGCGAGGTCGCCATCGAAGTTTCGTTCAGCGGCTACACCACGGTAATAAGGCATGTCGCGCTGCGTTCCCTAAGTACGCCCGTCACGCCGGGCGCTGTAGCTGGGGGGTTATACCCTTCGGTCGATGCTGCCTACGACTTGGGTACTTTGGTTCCCTTAAGACGCTGGCTGAACTTCTATGCGGTGGCTGGTAACTTCACCACTGCAAACATCGCCGGAGACCTAGCCGTTGTTGGAGATGCGACTGTATCCTCGCTCAATAAAGTCTGTAAGGCCGACGGAAAAGGCGGCGCAAATGCAGGGGAGAAGATTCAGGCTTGCCACGACGCACTACCAATCACAGGCGGTACAATAGATGCGCGTGGACTCACAGATGCTCAGAGTGCCGCCGCTCAAATCAATATCACTAAGCCGAACATAACCCTGGAGCTTTCACCAACCACAGTCCTGACTCTTGCTTCTGGGGTTGGTTCGACTTCTGGAATGTACGTCACTTGGAACAACGTGTCCGGCCCAGCAAACAATTTCCATTTGCTGTGCAACGGGGCAACGATTAAAGCGACCCGCGCCCTGGAAAGTGTGGCGTTTGACGAATACTATCTCGTCCGCGTGACTGCCCTGAATATCCAACACGTTGACGGTTTCGTCTCAGATACCTGCAACTACGAACTGACGGTGACGGGCGCTCTGGCGACCGCCGCACAGATGGGAGGTATCAAGCTCGAATCCACGGCTACTACGCGCTTCGTTAAGAATTGGAGCATCCGCCACAACAAGTTTAACACGCAGGCGCCGGACATTGGCATAACCCACAGGTGGTATGGCGCAGAGGCCAGCCCGGCATCTATGGTGGCAAACACGCGGGTTTTCTTCGACGGCAAGTTCGAGTTTAATGAGTGCTTGGGTGACGGAAGGTGCTTGCAGGTATCAGAAGGCAGAAACATCAGTTGGATCGGCAACCAGGCCAGGAACCCGTCTCAAGGCAATCAGTACGGCGGCGTTCAATTCCGCGCCATCGGAGTCGACAACGCCGTGTTCACCGGGAACTCTTGCTTGGTAGATACCGGGGACAGCGGGGCCGCTTGCATCTACATCGGTGGGAACGCCACTTTTGCCAATGATGAATCTAAAGGCTTCTCCATCACCGGGAACGTGGCCAAATACGACACCGTTCAGCTTACCAGCGATACCTATGGGGTCAATATCCTTGGGGCGCGAGACGGTACGATCACCGGCAACACGTTCGTAAACACCCAGGCTGGCGCAGGCGGGGCCGCCGACGGCATCAAGATACAAGCCGCCACAGCCCTCGTAAACAAGAACATCAGCATCTCTGACAACCGCATCAGCGGGTTCCTGGGCTACGAGATTCTGGTGAGTGATACAACTCCACCGGAACATTTGACTGCCCAAGGGAACCATCTCGGCGACTCCGCGGCTGGCGGTGCAAACGACTTTGGCGGCGCAGGAATTGCCAATCTGAAACGGTATGGCAACTACTCCGAGGCGGCAGGGACCTGGACTCCAATCAACACCGTCACCTTCTCCGCCACGCCGACTTTCGATGCCAGTCTCGGCAACACGCAGAAGATCACGCTGACGGACAACGTGACCAGCTCGACGCTCTCGAATGCCACGGCGGGGCAGCAGATTGATTTCCTCATCTGTCAGGACGGCACCGGCAGCCGGACCTTCGTCTGGCCCACAAACGTCAAGGGTGGCATGACCATCGGCGCGACGCTTTCCAAGTGCAGCGCGCAGAGTTTCCGCTACGACGGGACTCTGACCAACGCCTACGCGCTCAGCGCGGGCGTGACGAATATGTAGGAGGTATCTAGCTATGGCTATTGTAGTTGGAGCCGTCGTAACAACACCAACCATCGGTTCCCTAGCCGATGAAGTCATTGCAAGGGTTGAAAACAGAGTTTCCGACAAGACACGCGCCGAGATTTGGCTGCGCGACGCCCTGCTGGAGATTTCTGCTAACCCGGATTTCCGGAACGAGTTTGTGGAGCTTGAGGAGAATGGACCGGACTGTGTCTTGTCAATCGGCCAGGCCGAGTACGACGAGGCTTTATTCGTCAACACCGGCGATGTGAACCTTGGTTTCCTGAACTTCCGCTTGTGGCTTGACCCGCCAACAAACAGTCGCTGGCGCAAGCTGGAATCTCGCTCGTACCAGTATATTGACAAAAGCTCAAAGCAGCCCTCAACTCCGTCTGTCTGGTACAGGTTCAAGGGAACCATCGGGTTCGACCCTCCTCCAGACAAGACGTATCAGGTTCGGTCGAGGTATTACCTCCAGCATCCAATTGATGATACGCTGGTTGGCGTGACGCAGATTTTGCTTCCAAGGGACTGGCTCGAAGTCCTGGTCTTGAGCGCCGCTGAACGCGGGTTCATGGAACTGCTGGAGTTTGAGAAGGCGACAACGATTCACATGCTTTTGCACGGCGACCCGAAGCACCCAACAAGGTTGGGCTTGCTCGCGGGGCGTATTAAGAAACGGGAACGCGAAGATTGGCGTCATTCCAGGGCGCTAAAGCCTGTTAAACGGGCGTACACGCTCGCAGGGAGGTATTGAGAAAAATGGGAACTTGGCCGTATGGACCAGGAGCACTTGATGGCGGCGGTGGCGCGCCTGGTGGCAGCTCGAACCAATGGTTCAACCCGCTACCGCCTTCTCCGCAGGTTTCGCCGGGGGTTGTGCCTCCGGCTTCTACTGGCCGTGGATACAGCGACACTGGCATTCCGTATGAGCAGGGTACAATGTTGACTGACCCTGGCCAGGCCGACTTTTGGCGTGTCAACCCGCTTGACCCATCGTTTACGCAGAACTTCCTGCAATTCTTGACCAGCCAAATGGGCAAAGGTGCAACTCCGTTTGACTTGTCAGCGTTGCTTCCTACCGGAGGTGAGACTGGAGCTGGACAGCTCACGGCTCCGCTCAACCCGTTGATTCAGGCGTTGATGAAGTTTTACCAAACCGGCCAGCCTGGTGAAACGCCTGGTTTGGGGCCTTTGTCGGAGATGTCCAAGACAGGGATGCCAGTCGACCAGACTCCGGCTTGGAAAGCCATGGTCGAGGCTATGCAGCGGCAGATTGGTCAAGGCGCCGAAGGAATGCGGGAGCAGTTCGCGTTTACTGGCAATCTTGCCTCATCGCCTTTTGGCCAGGCCATGGGAGACTACTACGGCCAAACAGAGAAAGACATCAACGCCCAGCTAATGCAGGCTCAGACCCAGGCTTTGGAAGCCGCTAGAGCCCGGCAGATGGGCGCCTCAGAGTTCCTGGCCACGGGCATGGGCAACCTCTCCGAGATTTTGCAGGGCTACGACCAGGCGTCAATTGACAGGCTCTTGGCCGAGTTCATCCGGACTCGTCCTGAGTATGGGCCGTTGATAAATGCGATGTTTGGGATGGCGACTACGTTTCCGCCGTATCTTGGAGGTTCCTACGGACTTGGCGTTGGCGGAGCCTTGGCGGGCTCTGCGGGGTCGATTATGAGTGGCATTGCTGACCTCTACGGGACTATCAGAGGTGGAGGCGGCGGTAGCAGCGGTGGAATCTACACCGGAGCGGGTGGTGAGGTCACCTCCGGTGGTGATATTGGTATGTAGGAGGTTTTTGTGGCTAATATGGGTCTTGGCAACCTCAGCGAGCTTTTGAAAAATGTCGTACAGACTCCAGGTGGTGCGGACCCGGCGGCCCAAGCCGGGGCTGCTCCTGGGGGAAACGCCGCCCTGTTCGAGAAGATTACGAAAGTGCTTGCACCAATGCTGAAGCAGTTTGGGCAAATCCAGGCGCAAATGCAGCCGCAGGGGCAGGCCCAAGGCTTCCCAGGCCAAGTTGGCGGGGCTCCGCCGGCGATTGTGCCAGGGCCTGTGCCTCCTGGCGGAGCCGCTCGCGCTGCGCCTGCGTTGCAGCAGATGCCCGGTTCGAGGCCATACGTCGCCCCTGGCGGCTACGAAACTGGTTTCGAGTTCCGCACCAAAGGTGGTGCTAGAGCAGCGACAGTCTCCGGCGCTGTCAGCAACATAATGCAATCAATTTCACGGATGAAGCAGCAGGCGGAAGACCGGAAGCGGACGGAAGCCCAAAACATTATGAGTGTTCTTCTCAGGGCGTATGAGAACCCCGACGATCCGGTGAACAAGCGCATCATCCAGACGATTATGAGCGACCCGAAGAAACAGAAGGTTCTGAGGGAAATCTACGGGTCGGTTGCAGAAGCGATGAAGCCGGGCGAAACTTCGCCCGAGGCTGTCGGTGCGCAGCAAGCTGTTAAGGAGGCGCAACAGAGGGAGCAGCAGGGGGCGGCGAGGCCAGCGCCGCAGGCCGGTGCCGGAGCGCAACCGCTGTTTATGACTGGGACTACGCCGCAGGCCCGCGCGGCTGCTGAGCAGGCTAGAACGGCGGAAATGGCAGAGAGTGTCAAGCAAAAGATGATGCAGCAGGGCCGGGGGCCGGAGATGCTTGGCGCTAGTCCCCTGGGCCGGGAAGAGCAGTACCAGGCTGCGAGGTTTGCGGCTGGGTTTGAGCTAAGCCCTGTCCAGAGGGCTACGCTAGATGCCAGGACGCAAATGACGCATGACCTGATTGTGTCACGCGAAATCACCGGCGCGTTGGCTCGGCAGACAGTTTTGGCCAAGGCTGTTATTGATGCCGAGTCTCGGGAGAAGGTCCAGCGGCTTCGCGGGGCGACCCTGGTAGCCGTCGCAGAGTTGAGCCACAGTGGAACTCAGGACGAATACAATAAGAACCTTCGGGCGCTTTTAGCGGCCAAGAAAGCCGAGGCTGGCAACCTGCGGAATAACTATACATCTCTCTTGAAGGCTGACAAAGACGACGAAGCCGCCGCGTTTCTAAGCCAAGCTCAGCAGGTCGAAAAGGAAGTTGACGATTTGCAGGGCTTGATGGAGACTAAAGACGACGAGTTGTTGAAATATCTGATAATGGGAGAATCTGGTGGGGGGTCTTAACCTTAATCCGGCCCAAGTTGGGTCTTTGACGAACCGCCCTGATTTTCGGGCGCGCCTAGCGAGGCTACCGCCTGAGTTGCAAGAGCGTGCTCTTTCGCGGTTGTGGACGCTGACGGTTCGTCCCAAGCTGTCCAAGGGCTTGGCGGACAGCGAGGTGGAGCAGTCTAAACAGCAGTTCATCCGCGGTGTTTTGCGCCAAGCAATGCCAGCGCCGCTGGAGCGCGGTCAGGCACCGGCGCCGAGCGCGGCTATGCCTGGCGCGCCAGGCTCTAGGGTGCCACTCGGTACAAGGGCGAAGGAGTTTGGAGCTGAAACTGGGAAGGATGTAGCGGCCCTCGCTGGCCAGTTCCTAGCTGGTGCTGGGACCGGCGTAGCCAACATCATGCGTGCGCCGTCGTACCTTGGCTTGATAAATGAGCCAGGGAAGCCATGGGAATGGTGGGAGAAGGAAGCTGAGTTCTTCCGCAAGCAGTCTGAGGAGAGGGCTGCAAAGCACCCAATCTTGTCGGGATTTTCGGAGGTTAGCGGCCAGATCGCCCCCGGCGCAGCTTTAGCCAAAGCAATGCCGGCTATTCCCACTGGCCCGGGAGCTGGAGTTCTCAAGACGGCCGCTGCGCAACTCCCAAAGACGGCAGCACTTGCTGCCCCGTTCGCCGCAACTCCAGGCGAGCTTGCAGGGACAACTGGGGCATTCGCTGTTCTTGGCGCCGCTGGCGAGAGCGTCCCTGCGCTCCGCCGTCTTGTGCGGCGCGTCTTGGGGAAGCCCTTGCCAGGGGCACCAGCGGCAGGTGCTCCAGTCGGTGCGCCAGCGGCCGCCGGTGTAGCAGCTAAGACTCCGGAGGAAGTTAGCAAGCTGGTCTCTACTTTCAAGAGTCCAAGTGGCTCCGACGAACTCAACAACGAAATCAGCCAGTCTTTGTTCGGGAAGCCTGCTATAACGCCGGACGGACGATTCAACCTCAGCGCCGAGGAGCTTTTGAAGCTGGGCAAGGTGCGAAAGCAGGTGCTTTCGTTTAGGGGGGCTACCGTAAAAGAGGCGGCAAAAACTGCCAAAGAAGCAGAAAAGGCTGCCGCAGCGGCGAAAGCATCAGTAGCGAAGCTCGATGAGAAGGCCACTAAGATGGCCCAAGCGGAGGTTCAAAGGCGTGCCTCGAACGAGTTGACGAAATACGCCAAGGCTGTGCCCAAGGGCACTCGGAGCCTTGATGCAATCGAGGATATTAAGAAAGGAATGACGGCTGATGAAGCTGTCAAGAAACACCATGCAGCGCAGCCAACTACCACAGCTTCTACCGCCGAGACAGTCGCGCAAGTCTCTGGCGAGAGTCCCCAGGTGGGGAAAGCCGTCAGCGCAACGCAGGCCGTTGCCCAGGAGGCAGCGCCGCCGGTTACAAGGATGACATACGAAAAGGCGGCCGAGTTGATTCGTTCCGATGAAGTTATCCGGAACGCCGTCGCGGAGCACATGAAGTTGAATCCGGGGAAGAAGGCCCCGCAGGCGTTGAGAGATGTCTTGAGGGACAGAGGAATGAATGTTGAGTTGGCCGCGGCTGCGCCGAAGGCCCGGGCTGCCAAGGCCGCCGCACCGCCCCGCAGCGTAGCTGAGATTGACAACGAGTTGGCGGGCCTTGAACAGGAAGCTGGAGCCGGCCGCGTCTCGGCCGAGGACTACATCGACCGGAAGCGAAAGCTGTTGATTGAGAAGGCAAAGGCCACTGGTGAAACTGAGGTTGCCAAGAAGTTGCGGCAAGAGCAGGCCGCTGAAGGCATGGCAGGAAAGCGCAAAGCGGCGCTTCGTACTGAGGCGTTGACGGAGCAGGAGGCACAACTCGGCGGCGGCAAAAGAACTAAGGTGCCCGACTAATGGGCGGAGCTATACTAAAACTCGGTGAAAGGCTTGTCGGTCGCTTCTTTGAAAGCGGAGTCGGCAGCACTGTGGCTAAGGATGTCCTTGAAAGCGGAGAGCACGCGCTTCGCCGGATGGGCCCCTGGGGCGAGGCGCTGTACAAGCTAGACCGGGCGTTTGAAACAGATGCAGCGCAAATCCGCGGCGCGTCTATAGTCCGGTTGAAGCCGTTTTTGGAGAAGTACCTTGGCGATCCAACCGCCGGCAAAAAGATCACCGAAGCTGCGCTTGCCGGTAAGTCGACCGGCAATGTTGACATGGACGCAGCAATAGCTGCGTTTCAGTCTGAATCGGACAGGTTGTACCACGAAATCAAGGCCACTGGCGTGAAGGTGGCGCCGCTATTGAAGGACTACTGGCCCAAGATGTGGGCACCGGAGGTCTTTGAGGGCGCTGGCCGCCGGCGCTCCATTGCTCATTTGATAGCATCCGGCAAAGCCGCAAACGAGTATGAAGCCAACACTATCCTCAACTACCACCACCCACGGATGATTCACGCTCCAAACATCGAGCGGCCCAGAACGCTCGACCTTCCAGGTCACCGGACTGACGTTGGCGTTGCCTATGATTACATCGAGCGGGCGGCTAAGAAGCTGGCTTATGTCAGGAACTTCGGTGCCAACAACGAAAACACCGACTTAATCATTGGGCAAATTGCTGCCGGCGGCGGTCGTGCTAACTATGCACGATTTGTGCATGAGATAGTCACTGGGCTGTATCGAGGCGGCCCTGATAGGGCTATCGCTAACAAGATTATGAGCTTCGAGGCGGCAACAAAGCTGAGCAGGGTCGCTATCAAACACCTACCCCAGGTCACCCTGCACGACGGCCTGCTGTTTGGACTCGGCGACACGCTCCGTGGTCTTGCCAGGGCTATGGCAGAATACGGAAATGCAAAGGAGTTCGCCATCCTAGCCGGCAACTCCATCGGAGATGGCCTCCGTCAAGCACGCCAATACGTCGGCGTCCGCGCTGGAAGCCTTGGCGAGAAGGTTACAAAGTACACCGGGCTTAGTGGCCTCCTGGAGTTCAGCAAAGTCTGGGCGGCTTCCATTGGCAAGTTTTCCGCCGAGCATAACTTCCGAACTTTGTTGGGGGACCCCGCGAATAAACTTGCACGGAAGCGTCTGCTACTCCTTGGAACTGATGTCAACGAAGCGTTGGCGAGGGGTTCGCTTACTGAGAAGGACTTGCTAACTGCCGGCAAGCGCGCTTCCGACCTAGCTCTGCTTGGCACAAGCGCGCTGGACATACCTCCGGTGTGGAGGACATCGCCGGAATGGCGGATGTGGTCCTACCTACGGCAGTATGGGTTCAAGGAAGCTCGTTTTATAAAGGACCAGGTTTTGAAGCCTGCTTTGGAGGGGGAGCTTCGACCGCTGGTCTTCTATGCAACGGTGTTTCCTGCCTTCGGCGAAGTCGTGGCCGACATGATGGCCTTGGTCAAGGGCGGAGCCCAGGGCTTGGCGGACCGCCCGAAGAAGCCGCTGGACCGGTATCTTGACGACATTGCCTCTGCTGGTCTATTCGGTGTATGGGAGAACGCCCTTTACGCCTACGCCCATCCTACAATCCAGCCACTTGCGAACTGGATGCTTGGCTCGGTGTACTCTGAGGCTTTGTCTGCTTATCGCCCGGTGCATGCCGCTATGGTTGGGAAAGGCAAGCAAGCTGCCGTGGCCACAGGCCGGGAGGTTGTAGGCAGGGTTCCTGTGGCCGGCCCCCTGATTAGCAAGAAGCTATTCCCGCCGAGGGCGAAGCCGCAGAAGTCTTTGACCCAGAAGGGATTTTTTACCAAGCTAGTTGAGAAAACGGCCAAGGCCGTCGAAGAACATTTTTGATGTTTACATCCTGAATAGCAACGGAGGAGTGTATGTCAATCGGCAAATCAAGCGTTAGCGTTGAGCAGGTCAAGGCAACCTGCAAAGCACTTGAAATCGCACCGGGGGATAAGGGCAAGAAGACCTCCGGTCCGACTTTGAAGAAGGGCAAGGGGAAATAGCTTTGGTAAGGGCCGCTGGCCAGCCCTGGCACCTTCGGTCTCTTGACCGAAAACCCCCGGAATGCCATGTGGCATGGTCGGCGGCTCCTGCCTTAGCCTTTGCGGAAGATGGTAATGACAATGCGCCACCTTAGTACGTTCCGGCCAAATTGGCAGACCATGTGCCAAACGCCGTCACTCCTTCGCCACATACCGCTGTGCATTGCTTCTTTGATTGACGCTAATACCATCTTGCCGCAGTTAGTACAAATAGCGGCCACTGAGGGGTTTCCAGTCTCCTCACCCCTCCAATAGAACAACGCCATAGTTCACCTCATGCAACAGTCCCTTCCAACTCAAGGCTTTCCCCAACCACCTTTGCCAGAATTTCATCCTGCACCAGCACACGGAACGCCGGTTGGTCTTTGAACTGAATCAGTGTGCCACTCATCTGGGCAAACACGACGCGGTCGCCAACGGCGACTTCGTCTATGTATTTGCCGACGGCGACGACAACGCCAGTCGTTGGGCGGCGCTTGGCGGTGTCTGGTATCTTAATCAAGCCCTCATACTTGAAGGGATCCTCCTGGACAATCACGCGACCGGAGGTCGGCAGCAAAAAATTTTCGGTCATGGCTTACTCCTTGTTGGAACTGTCTTGTAGAGCGTTTTATTTCCCTGTTGGTACTCAGTTACGAGCCCACCTTCATGGAGCGTTGCCAAGATTATGCTCATGTTTTCGGTAGAGCCGATATCCCGCCAAAGGTGGTGCATAATCTCCGCACGCGAGGCGTAGCCTCGGATTTCAACAAAACGGAGGACTTTGTCCGCCACCTCGACCAGGTCACTCTCGCCGCTGGCGCGGAACACCAAGGCTAGGTCGGTTATGACTTCTTCAGTTTTCTCCAACGCAAGCTCGAAGTCTTCCTTACTGATTTTCCTGCTGTCGCTTTTAGCGGCGCTAAGCGACATCGCCAACTTCGTTGCGTGTACCCACTTTGAGGTTTTGTAAACCGACGTTGCCTCGTCGTCGAACTCGTTGGACTTGGACTCTGAGTGGCACTTTTCAAAGACCGGCTTGGCGCTGTCCTCGAATGTAAATTCGCCGTTCAGATTCGCTGAGATGTGCCGTAGGCCGTCAATGAGGGCATCCTTCGCCGGGTCGTTTGGCAGCAGCACCGGCCACGGCATGAAGTTCTTTTGCTCCCTGCCATAGACGCAGTTTAGCCTCCGTGTGAATCCGCCGCCAATCGCGTTTGATGGAATCGAGCGCACTAGCCAAGCTGGCGCCGAGCCGGCAAGTATAGTCACCGAAGGTGACCGAATCATAAACTCTCCTTTGCCGCGGGTGCAGTACGGGTAATCACCCTCTCTAGCGTCCCACAGATTTGATAGGTCGGGGAGGTATTCATCAGGGTATCTTATGAAGACTGAAAGCTCTGGAGCGTATAACAACGCCGATGCGTCGGTGCCGAAGGCGACGCCGCCGGTCGCGGTTACGGAGTGCGCTTGGAACCCCTTTGACAGCTTCTCTAGGACATAAGGCATCGTCAGCCGGTCGCTGAGGAGATTGACAGTACCGGCCGCCTTTGCAATCTCTACGGCCGGGTTCATCGCCCCGCCTTTGCCACCACCTGGAGCCGCAACGAGGACGGTGTAGATGTTAGGGAATAGCTTCCACGAGCCCCTGTCAACCCACACATGCCGCTTCAAAGTCGCTGCTATAATCGTCGCCGCAGACCAAAAGTGGAAACTCCTTAGGCTCTCGGCAATTGGTTCAACGTATTGTAGGTACGCAGTAATCCAGCTTCGTTGTATCTGCCGCATTCGGCCATGTCCCTCAGGTTGTAGCCGAGCTTGAACTGTGTTGGTATCACGATTGTAGTTCCGTTGGGAAATCTGATTTCTCGGTCGAAGGCTTTGCGGAGTTGGTCCGCCGCTGGGATAACTGCACTGACCGAATCAGGAACCTCAAGCACAACCTCGTCATGCAAATCCATGACCACAAGGCCCGGACAGGAGCCCTCAAAGTAAAGGATAGCCAGACCCGTGTTGTCACCCACAGTGCTTTGAGGAGTGTATGAATAAGCGTCTCGGAAGATGGAAGAGTTGTCACCGTACGGACGGCATCCGAAGAAGCATCGTTCTCTTCCGAAAGGAGTTCGCAGAAACCTTTTCGTCGAGATTTCTCGTTCAACATATCGTTGGAAAACCCCCCTTATCGAAGGTTCGGACTCGTGGAACTTTGCCAGGAAGAACTCGCATTGCTGCTTGTTGATATGGAACCCCTCTTTTGCGAGTTCCGCCGAAAGCCTGTTACCGGCCATGCCATAGTTGCCAGCATGGCGCGTTTTCTTACCATAGAAGCGGAACGGTGTTCCTTTTCCGCATTCGTCGGCTGGACGTGAGAAGATAAGCGAGGCCAGCTTTTGGTGCCTATCAACACCCGCGCGAAGCTCGTCAAGACCGGAGGTGTCGCCGGAGTTATCAGCGATTATTGCTTGGACAATCCAGTCCTCTGCTTGGTCTTGATCACCGGCAACGAATATCTTTCCAGGCCGGGCCACGATGCACCTACGGAACATCCTGCCAAGGTCGGAATGCTTTGGTAGGTTTTGTAGGTCTGTCCCAAGACCAAGGAAGCTCTTCCTTGAAGAGCGGCGACCGCCCTTTGTTCCGGTTACCACAAACGAGCCGTATAGGATATTGTTAGCCAGCTTCGCGTTGACATAAGTTCCGAGAACCTTGCTAAGCTCGCGCACGCGCAGGATTTCCCGGAGGAAGGCATGGCCGGTTTCGGCGAACATGGTATTGAGTTGGTCCTCACCAGTTGATTCCTTCCCGGTCTTCCTGCTCCTTGGGACTTTCAGTCCTAGCCGCTTGAACTCTACCAGCAGTTGCGCTGGAGAACCAAGGTTGAGCGTGCCCTCGCCAAGAGCGACAGCCTCAGCGGTGCTTGGAGCAACGGCTCTGCCAATAACCCCGCTTGCGGCAGCACAGCTTTTGGCAAGCTCCGCGTTCACGTACCGTCGTAGCTCATCCAGCTTCGCTGGGTCTACGGCGACGCCGCGCTTCTCAATCTCGAAGAAGGCGCGAGCAAGCGGCATTTCATAGTCGGTGTAGAAGCTGCTAAGGCTTTGGAAAATTGAGTTCCTCCAGTTCTTTCAGAAACACCTCATAGGTCACTGCTGCATCCTTGGCATTGTATTTCATCAACTTACTCTTTCCGTCTTTTGGTGTCCACCGCCTCCCTTCGTCTTTCCAGAAGGGTTCGCGGGTAAACTGCATCGCCAGGAACTCCAGCTTATGCGGAAGCTCCGGCCACAGGACGTGATGCGCTACCATCGTATCATCTACCAACCCAGTGTTCACACGAAAGCCCAAAGTCTCCAGCCAATGGCTATCGAAGCCAAGGTAGTTCTGCCCAATCTGGTTATTATTGCGGAAGATTCTGTCAAGCAACCTCCACAGCTTCGCTCCATGCTCCCCCTCATAATCCCCAAACCCAATACTCATAGCTACGCTGGGGCTTGTGGCGAGAGCCACAGTGTATGGAAACCTCCGAAATAACATTTCAATATCCACCGACACCCGTGTTTTCTTTTCGGCGATTTCGTTCAAGAACGCAAACGCATCATCGAACGTTGGTTCGATGATAAGCTGGCGCTCGGGCAAGGGTTGGAGCTTGCCGTTGGCGAGGAAGTAGTTTAGTTCTTCCCGGACTTTCCGGAGGACGAAGATGGAGATGTCCCGTTCGGACCACTCGCGGAGCACAAAGGCTGGATGAGAAATAGGAATAACAAAATGCTGATGCCCAAGCCTGCTACAAGTGAGGAGGCTTCCACGCCACTTAGTAATCTGTGGGCCAGCTCGGCCGCAAGTAGCAGGGCCGCCAAGAAGGCCAAGAGCAGTAGCACCAGCAGCAATAATGAGCGTTGGTCTTGTTTCATTGAGTTCCTCCCAAAGTTGGTCCTCGTAGGCTTCAAGTGGAATCCCTAGCCCCGGCAGCTTCGCTAGGTCATTGTCCGGCGGCCGACACTTGTAGCAATTGGTAAACCAGCAGTCGGTCAAGCCAGCTTCGCTGAGCATCCGGTCTTGCTCTTGGCCCGATGGGCCGGTGAATGGGAATCCAAGTCTTTCCTCGACCTCACCCGGAGCTTCGCCGACTACGCAGACCAGACTGTGGGTATTGCCCCGCGTCCCGACGTACCGGAGGTTCCGCTCCTCGCAGAGCTTCTTTAATCTCTCCGTAGCTGCGCCCAAATAAAACCCCCAGTATCTCGTTGATAAGCTCTTCGGCCTTGAAGTCGAGGTTGGGGCCCTGGAGTTCACCCGCTATCCGCCGTACATCCTCGAGTTTGTGGTGTGGAATCATAGGGCACCTAGCCTCGCTTTGATTACCGCGCAAGCCGCCGGCTCACGCTCGAACAGGATAACCCGGCACTTGCATTGCAATGCCGCCACCCCAGTAGTCCCGCTGCCGGCCATCAGGTCAACGACCAAAGCGCCAGGCGCGACCATGTCACGGATGAATTTCTCAACGAGCGCCACCGGCTGCTGTGCGATTTGGATTCGTTCGCTTGGCGTCACCGCCGGCATGTCAATGACGTTGGCTTGGCCCGGGCGGATAAACACCGGCGAGCCTTTCATCGCTACGATTGCTGGATCGTAGGCGTTGGCGTAGCGGGTGTTGGGGTTTTCGGTGGAACGAGTGTGCTTGAACCAGATGACAGGGACCGGATTAACCGTGAACCCGGCTTGTAATAGATGCAGTACAAGTCTGGTGTAATAGTTAAACCCAAAGAAGAAAACGGCGAACCTGTCTCCGCGTAGGATACGAAATGCTTCCCTCGCCACATCAGGAAGACATGCCACCATGTCGGGTTTTTCATCGGAATAGCTAACAACACCCCCTGCGTGCTTGGACATCTTGTCAAGACCCACAGCAAATGGCTGGTCCGTATAAACAAGGTCAACCGAGTCGCCAGGGATTTTAGATATGTTATCACGAAAATCTCCTTCATACAAAGTCCAGAGTTTCTCGCCCGGCGGGGCTGCTTTCGCCGATTGCCGCATCTGGGCCACCGCTACGATTATTGACGCCCGGCGAATCGCAGACTCTTTGGTCTCAGCGTTTGCTAGGTCAGGCAAGATAGCCAACGCCCTGGCAACGTCGAGGTCTTTGCTGGTTAGAGCAGGGCTCTCGCCGAGCATCGCGGCTAGCTTGTTGATGCCGAAGCCTTGGCTTTCGCCCGCAGCGCGTTCGGCGCGGGTGCGACCGCCAATCTCAGCGGCGCCATGGATGGATTGCATCAAATCCAACAACTGCTGCTTGCCTGTGACAATCTCCACCCAAGTCAAGTCCTTCCGGCGGAGGTTCTCCTCAAGCTCAACCGCTTTGCGCCGCAAGGGGCTTTCCTCACCGCGCCAGATAAATTCAATACCATGGCGTAGTTCCGTGCGGCCGAGGCGCTCAAGTGCGGATAAGCGGCGGCGGCCGGCAATCAGTAGAACGCGCTTGGAGTCCACCTCGACCGACAGAACTACCGGCTCGATAATACCGTACTCTTTAATGGAGTTACACAGCCAGTCGATGTCGCCGAGGTCAGCGCGGATGCGGTCGGAGACAACTACGTCGGAAATGTTTACCGTTCGTTCATCGGATGCCATTGTTTTACATTCTCCGGGTCTGAAACCTCGGCTTCCGTAGCCACGTCACGGTAGTTCCTGTAAAAACAAATCAGCAGGAACCTTGCGGCGCTGATGATGCCAAAGATGCAGAAGATGATTACGGTGAAGAGTCCTATTAGGTAGATGAACCGGTCAGAAAAGTCCATTATTGTCTAGCCCCCTTCGGCAGCGCGGCGAGCTGGCGCTCAAGGTCGGCGATCTCGGCTTCGGCCTTGCTATCTACGGACAGGAAGCTCTCTCGGTTGACTAGAATCTTCACGAGTTTCCACACTTCCCGCCTTGCCTCCAACTCCCAGCGCTCTCTCGCGTGCGGGTCGGGTGAGAGGGCGTAAACTTTAGCTTTAGCGTCCGCACAGCCCATCAGATAACCTCTGCGTAGTGAGGCGTCGTCTATCAATCGTGCATCTAACTGACAGGCCATCGTGCACCGCTCGACCATCTCCGCCCGCGCTTCGGTGAGCTTCTGTTCTATCCAATTCCAGAGCAGGGCAAAGTCGCCGGGAACTCTTCCCACAGAGTGAAACACAGCAAGGCATTCATCTCGCAGGCTCACGGCTTCACCTCCTTGCAGGCGGCAAGGGCTTTTCCCAATTCCATGTCTGGCTTGTAAAACGGCCTCTTGAAACTCATTGCTGCATGTTCCCGCACCCGCTCCAGCTTCTCCAGCCACTTCAAGTGCTTCCTAGCCATCTCTGCATGATGCGGACAGTCTTTTGCTATTTCCTCTGGAATGGAACCGACATGGCAAATATGCTCGACTAGCCGTTGCAGGGCGATTGAATAGTCGAGTTGTTTTCGATTCTGAGATTCTAGCCAAGCCAGCCGTTCGAGCAGCGGTTGGCCGGGGTTGTCCTTAAGGGTGGCATCAACGGCCTTAATTTCATCTGCGTACAAAGCATCTTCGCCGTCCGCCTCTACCATCACAAGCAGACGGTGGCGAGTCCTCCGAAGAACTGATGCCATCTCCGCGCACTTCGCCTCAAGCAAATCCGCCCGACGCAGCCGGTCGAGCAGCAGTTGGCCGGGGTTGTTGGGAAGCGTCTCCAATAGTTTCCGCAGACCATTCGACCCACTGATATTCGGAGCGGGCAAGTCAATCCGATATTTGACAGTCTCCAGAAGTTGCCATAACTCCGCGCACTTCGCCTCAAGCAAATCCGCACGGCGCTTCTCGGCAAACCAGTCGAGTTCCTTGTGGGCCGCCGCTTCGATGTGTCGCTCGCGCTCGGCCCTGAGGTGGTCGCGTTCCTCCGCTAGAGTGTCAAACGCCAGCCGTGCTGCGCTCTTGTCGCGCTCGGCTTCGGTCTTGAGGGAGGCGATTTCCTCGCGCAGATGACGAATCTCCTCGGCTACTTTCATACAAATGAGGGCACTGTAGTTGAGTCTCTTTTGGCTCAGATGCTCAAGTTCCAACTCAGTCATGCTTTCCTCCTCGCCTTTCATGTTATGCTCCTCAAAGCACACCGCGATGTCGCAGTCGTGTTCAGGACAACGGTCGTCGCTCATGGTTCCCTCCGTTTCGGGATCGGTTTGGCGGCGGCGAGTTCACGAAGCATCCTTGTGATGTCCACAATGGCGCAGCGCAGATGCCAAAGTCTCTCATCAGCCACGTACTTTTCAGGACGCTGCTCAAGGTAGTCAAGACCGCATATCTTTTTGCGCTTCACCGTTTCCTCCTCGCCTTGGGCCGCTGGCCTTCGGGAAGTATCCTAAAACTGTCTCGCTTCCAACCCGGCATTATCTGAAGACCAGAACTAGAACTGGACAACGCCAGATTTGGCACTAATTTTCGTTCAACGACAAATCCCGTTGCCAATTCTCGGGCTGAGTAGCTCCTGTTGGGGTTCTCGAAGGTACAGATAAGCACCCAAGTGTTAGGTGCAGGCCATTGAAACCTTGCCCACACACACCATCTCTTCGCCTTGCGCTTCATGGTTCCCTCCTGCCGTGCCTCACTGGGAGTTTTATAGCTGAAATACACATCCAGTCTTGCTTCTGCACCCAATCGCCTGCCCTGCGATTCCAAATCGGTGTATCCAACCGCACGTGACCTCATCGTATTTGGGCGCTCTGTTAGCTAAGCAGAAGACACAGACCCGATGTGGCTCGCCTAATGGTAAGCGGTCAATTACTTGCTGGATTAGTGATAGAATCTGGTCGTCCATCATTCCTGCCCTTGCACCTTTCTTGAACCGGGCGACCCGCCAGACTGGTTACTGGAACCTTGAAGTGGGCCGTGTCTTTCAGTTCCCACTAGGCCGCCCGCATTCTTGGAGCCGCCATCATACCAATGTGTCCAGCCCACTTTCGCCATTCAGGCAGGTTGCGTAGGACACGAGGAATCGAACCTCGCTGGCGGCGCATCTTGATGGACGCGTGGCCGCTTGCCTCCGACGGCTAGGTGGGTCTATGCGCATGACCTCGACCCGTTCGGAATCCCACGGCTCACACGCCGCACGCGCCCAAGCTCTGCTACCCAACCAAGTTGTCACTGTGCTTTGTGGAACACCCAGCAACCGCGCAGATGTACCGCTTCACAGCGTTCCTGGTGCCACCCCTTTGGTTGTCCACCTCAGCAACCTCGGCCTTTGCGAGCCGGCCGGTCAGCGGGCCGACATAGCTCCACCTCTCCGGGTCGTTGTCCGGTCCCTGGAACTCGCCGGGGATAAAGGAGGTGTCTCCTTCAACGAGCATCGGGAGCCCGAAAGCGTGGCAGAAATCAAGCTGAATCCAGCCAGCTTTGCTGTTGAGGTTGTCGAAGACCCGGCGGTCGTTGAGTGTTGGGTGGTTGATAACCACCAGCTTCGGGTTGAGGTTGACTGAGCCGCGGTCTTTGGAGAATCGTGGCTCGAAGCCGTCGAGTCGGACGGTGTAGATGTCCTGCGGCATCGTCGGCATTCCTTTCAGGGATTCGGTGCTTACACCCATTCTCGGCATTGGTAAAACCTCCTATGTAGTTTTTTGTGGCTGCTTGCGCAGCATTTCCTCGATGTTCGGCTGCTCAACCGGGTCAAGGTTGAGGCAGGTTGCTGTTGTGAATTGATAGTCCGGTGCGATTTTGACCTGCGGTACAGTGCCGCCGGCGCGGCTTATCCGCCAAACTTCGTTGAAGTACTTGAGCAACCGATGGTAACGCACCGGGAATGTAGTGACTTTGCCGGTGAACCTCGGGTTTGTGTCGGTTGATTCCGGTGCCTCCTCAGCAGCTTCGTGAAAGATTGTGATAACATCAACGCCCGGCAGCGCCAGTTGCCTAAGAACCACCGCTTCGACCATGGACATCTCGGCGGCCCAGGCATCATAGCTCTTTGGAATCCTGACCATCATCTTGCCGCCGACGCTGATTTCGCGCCGGATTTCCTTGGTCGTGAACAGCGCGAATTCCATTGCAGCTTTTGCCATTGTTGACATGCTATCGTCAACGAGCGTTTTCACCAAGGTTCCCGGAGGAACGTCAAAGCCAAGCAGGGACAAGTCTAAGCTCTGCTCCAGCTTGGTCATAACGTCCAGCATCTCACTGAAAGCCTCTGGCTGGTAGGGATACCCGCGGTCACGGAACGTAATGACGTACACGCCTGAGATGCCGGCGATGCTTTCAGCCCGCTGGTCGAAGTCGAAGAACAGAATTGGCTTCCTGCCGGTGGCGGCGAGGCGGGATTTGCCGGACTTTTCCGGCCCGATTTCAGCTAATTTCAGCTTCGTAAATGGTGTTATTTGGTCGGCTATTACAAGTTCCATGTTGACTCCTTTCCTTGTTCCTCCTGCTGTGCCTCACATCACTGGTTCGTAGGTCATCTCAAAGATGTCAGGTTTGCAGGGGTAATACTCGCCCTTGACCCCACGAATAATCCAGTCACCAGGACTGGCTTTCATAACACCTTCTGTTGTGTGGACCAGTAGGGCAGGATTCAGGGGGTCGTCAATATCAACTGTCCCCCTTTGTGTTTGCATGAACTCAGATACTTCCTCGTAATTGCTGCCCGTCCACTGAATGGCCTCGATAACAACCGGCTTCTTTCGGAACTTCATGCCGACTCCTTTTAGCTCTACTGCCTACTCGATTTCATAAGGCACCCACGGCTCAACCTGGACGTAGTCCGCGTTTATAACCAACTCACGCGAGCCTGGTGGAACTGCACAGATGAGCCGGTAGCTGCAACCGCTGTAGATATGGCAGGCTTGGTCGTCAGCAAGCCAAACGTCGTTCTCAAAGCAATAGCGGAGCCGGGTGGCCTGCTCGACCTTCCGAGCCTGCCACTCCTGCATCTCTGGCAAAGAGTAGCTCGGATAAACCCGCGTGAATCGAACGGCATCATCTTTCGGCTCCGTCCGAGCACAAACATTGACGATACAACGGTCGACCGGCAAGTCCCAGCCAATGCTCTTTGCGATAGCACCAACGCCGAAGATGTAGCCTTGAATCTGGTCGTGCGGCTTGTACTTCTTGATAAGGTCTGCGCTGATTCTATCAACTGTTTTGTGGTCAACTGGGCACAGCCGGTTTTGGTCAACGACTAGCATGTCGGGTTTGATTACATAATAAACGACGACTTTATTGTTCTCGCCGACAAGGATTTCGTGCCTGCGACCGGCGCCGGCTTCTGTGGACACAATCTTCCACATCTTGGAGTCAATATCGGCCTGACGGTTGTGGTATCTCCCAATCATTGTGATAGCGCCATCACGGCCGCCGAAGGACTTGAAGCCGCGGGGGTCGTGCTCTTCGAGGGCGTCCATGTCCAGGGCGGCCCAATTCCGGGCCGCGCTCAGCAACGCTGATTGTTGGGTCAGCGTCCCCGCCAACATCCCTTCATAGAAGTCGGACATCACGGCCGACCACCAAGAACCGATGTCCATGGACGCCCGGCGGCCTTTCCTGCGGAGGTTCCGGAGAACCTGGTAGTGAAACTGCCGTTCGCAAAGTGAGAAGGGTTTTATCGTGCTGGAGTCGTACATAAAGCTCCACCGACCGTCAGGGAGAACGTGGAACAGCGGCGTCGCCAGCCCCGGGACCTCGTTGTGGGTCGGGGGGCTTTGTTCGCAAGAATTGTTTGTAGCGCCCATGTTCTAGTCTCCTCCGCTCTGCTTGTCTTTCTCGGTGGCATTGTTTGCAATACCTAGACAGAGTGCCTTTCGCGCGGCCAGTGTTTTCTTTGGTATATTCATGCCCCCTCAGACAGTGGCTTATCTGCCTGTTTGTGCAGGTTGGGCTATCGGGGTGGTTTCTGCTTGTGGTCAGTGTTAGGTGTTGGGGATTAACACAGGACCTATTATGGCATTTGTGGTGAACCTGCAAGAAGCTCGCATCGTAGGGGCCAAGAAATTGTTGGTATGCGTAGGCGTGAGCCCTCACAACCTCGTGGCCGTTGTAGAACTTGCCGTACCCAGCAGCCTCTATGCAACCTTTCCACAGCCAACAACCGTTGCTATCTGGCTCGATTTTTCTCAGGAATCTTCCGAGTGCTGAGTGTCTCATGTGTCTCATTTGGCTTCTCTTGTTTATGGCAAGGGCAGTGGCAATCCTTCTCATGGTGACAGAGATGGTGGAAGTCGCGGAAGCATAAGAGCGACACCCAATCTCCATACTCGTCTACTTTGTCGTCGGGTTCTTCGTCTTTTTCCATTTGGAATCTTCACACGCTTCCGGCCATTCAAAGCCGCAATGTAGGCAAGTGCGGTGTAGGTGCTCCCGCTGCATTTTCCCGCCGTGCCAGCCGGCAAAGGCGCAGCCGTCTTGGTAGAACATCTTAGCTGCGTGGAAAGTTGTGTCAACTTTCTGATGGCCGCACTTTGGGCACTTGGCCCTTGGGCGATATGGCGGTAGCTTCCTTCTTGTCGTCGCCGTACCATGGCTCATTTCTGTTGCACCTTCGCCGCAATCAACGCCTGCAAATCTGCGGCCGTCAGGCCGGCGGACTTCAACGACTCAATAACCGATGTAATCTTGTCTCGGCGCGGTTTTGCGGCCGCTTGCTTCGCAGCAGTCGTTGGAACCTTGACATACCGCAGCGCCCGTGCTTTTGTATGCGCACGGTCAGCTTGCTCAAGCTCCAACGCAGAGAGCATTATCTGGCGATACTCCTTAGCGCGTTCCGCGTCGTGGAGCATCATCCGATATTTGTCAATCCATTGGGGAAGCTCGACTTCGGAAAGCTCGGAGATGATGCGGCACTGTGAGTACCACGTCTCGCCTTTGATGGAGATTTCCCGGCCGTTGTGCTGGACGCCCTCATCGTCAATCAATGGCTTTTCGGTGATTTCGAGCTTGGGGGTTGCCGTGCAGTTTTTACAGAATGTTGGTTCGGCTTCGGAGGCGTGGTTTTCGCAGTAGAGGTTGCTGCATATGCGGCAGGCCATTGTCGTCTCGACTGCGAGGTCGCCTAAGCCCTCAGACTCACAGTAAAAACAGGCTGACATCAAATCCTCCTAGGAGCTTTAATTATTACCACGTCCCCCGCCAAGAACTTCTCAACAAGCTGACGTAGCACCTCGGAGCGGTCCCCGTACCTCGGTATGCGGTGTCTAAGCCGCTCCCACAGCAGCAGGGAAACCTGAAATGAAAGCGTTTTCCGGTTTGGATTTGGAGTTGCCATGCTCTAGTGTCTCATAGTCACAACTACTTGTCAACTAAAATAAGCACTTTGTTTTCAGCGACTTAGCAGTTTTCTTAATAAGCCTGCATTTCGGTTTTTCCGGCGTGTTCATTGCTTGTCTCCCGGTGCAATTTCTGTAAGCCAGAAGATTATGCCTGGGACGACTACATACCCTGCTACCACCACGCATACCAAACGGGCGAGAAACCACAAGAGTTCCATCATAGATGCGCCTCCCTGCTACGCATGTCCAACCTCCCCAGTCGGCGTCGGCATTCCCGTGGTTGTGCCTAGGTACTCCCCGACGATTGACACCGTCCCAATGAGCATCCTGGCGCCAGGCGCCGGCGCTGGATGGGCGTTGAGCCAGCCGGGGAGTTCCGGCCGTTTCATAAAAGTGACCTTCGGTTTTATTCCTCCGGAAAAGATAATGACACAGAGGGCGCCTTCAAAGACGCGGGCTTCTTTGTCTTCGGCTATCCCGAGGATGATTGCGTCCATTCGACCTCCCCCGCTTTAGAACCGCAGTCTGAGCAGAATTCCTGGTGTGGTTCAAGTTCCACGCCACACTTGGCGCAGGTGAAGTGGCCCTTTCTTACCAACGCACCGCACTGGTAGCAATACTTATCGGCCGGCCTAATTCCTGTATGGTCTGCTGGTTGTTTGGTACAAAGGTTTGCCATGTTATACGCTCCTTTGGATGGCTGCTTCTACCGCAGCCTGGATGTCAGTAATTGACGCATACGGCGCGTGGAGTCTCAAGACCCCCGGTCGATTCGGGCTTACAAACAGCATGTCGCCTCGGCTCAAAAGGTGCTCGGCCCCTGAGAAGCCCAAGACAGTCCGACTGTCGGCCTCGCTGGGAAGCCGGAACGACAGCCTTGCTGGGAAGTTCGCTTTGATTGAGCCAATAACTACGTTCACCGAAGGTCGCTGGGTCGAGGCGATGACATAGACCCCAGCAGCCCGTGACTTCTGCACTATCGCAGATAGCTTCGACTCGGCGATTTTGCCGATGGACGGGCCGCGACCCTCGCTCGGACGCGCCCTGTCCATGAGTAAATCCGCGAGTTCGTCAATGACAAGGACGATGAATGGCAATGGTGTGCAGCGCCCGCCTGTTGGCGCGCAGATAAGGTTGTATTCATGCACGTTGCGGCAGCCGGTTTTGCTGAGCTTTTTGAGCCGGGATTCCATCTCATCAATGACCCAGTCCATCTGCTCAAGGGTTTGATAGACGCTGGTTGCTGGCGGGAACAGCAGGTGCGGAGCACCAATGAAGTGCCCAAACTCGACATTCTTCGTATCCGACAGCACAAGCTGAACGGCGTTGCTGTTTACAATATAAACAATCGTGGCGAGGATGCTGCTCAGCAGCGTGGACTTTCCTGCGCCGGTGCTTCCGGCGATAAGCAAGTGCGGCAGCATTGCTAGGTTTTCAATCGCAGGTCGACCTAGGTGGTCTACGCCAAGGTTCAACGGCACATCATACCGAAGGTCGCTGGCCTGGTGTGTCCAAACTGCGTTGACGGTGTTTTTGAAATCAATGAAGGAACGCTTGGCGTTCGGTACGAAAACGCCGACGGCACTCTCACCCGGCAACCGCTTTATCAGGATATCTTCCACGCCGAGCGTCACCGCGATGTCAGAGGCGAGCACCTCTAGGTGGGAAACGCGGGTCCGGCTTGTTGGGAAGAAGCGGTACGCTGATATAATTGGGCCTTCAGCTACCGGAGGTACGAAGTCCGCTTCAACGCCGAGTTCGGCGAATTTCACCGCAATCTTTGCTAGGATGGCAACTTGTTCTGCGGTCAGATTCGCGGTGGTCTTCATCATTTAATCACACTTGAGCGGAGTTTGGATAATCGAAAATGTCAAGCGGCAGCGGCCGTCGAGGCTTCCCTTCGGTTTGGTCGGCTAGTACAACCGCAACCTTTAGCATAGCTCCGCAGCCGCCGCAGATGAATGTCCATCCCTTCTCGATGGAATCTGGGTAAATGGTGTACTCAGCCCCGATACCTATTTCATCTCGCAGGACGTGGAAGCCGCATTCACAAAGTGATAACTTGCAGACCTTCGCTCTGACTCGTTGGCTCATCTCGCTGGACCCTCCCCCGGACTACTCACTCTTGGCACCAACTCCCGGCCAAGTTCGTCCCGAGGCTTGATTATCGAGCAGACTGTACCGCAAACACGGCAGTCGACCACTTCCAGTGACATCGGCCTATCGGCGATGTGCATTACCAGCTTGCACCGTGGGCACTCGACTGCGCCGGTGAACACCCGCCACTCTGCTACTGCTATTTCACGAGCCATGGTTTGTCCCCTCCAAACAAAGTTGGCTGATTCGGCGTCGAAGACGCAAACTTGCGGCGCAGGGCGAAGGCGTCGGCCAGCCAATCCCGCAGCGCGGTGTAGGTGTGCCGCACACGATATGCGGAGCATATCTGGGCGCCGCAGCTTGGGCAAGTGAGGATATGGAAGTGAGCACGCTTGCCGCGTGTTTGGCGCTTTTTCGGGTTGGTGGTGCTTATTTGCAGCTTAGTCCACCTCATCCGCGCCAAGCAGTAGCTTGGCCTCATTTTTGTCGCAAAGCAGACCGCGATAGGCGGGGGTCAGGTAGTGGAGCTTCGTCGCAAGTTGCGCTACGTCCTTGAACTTGATGTAGATTCCGCCCGTCAGCTCTGCTATGCGCCGCAGCCGGGCTTCGCCACTTTCAGTCGGGCCGATGTGGATGCAGTCGACCGGGACTTGTGCGGCGCAGAATGTTTCGGCTTGTTTGTATGAGGCATCGCCGTCGGTCGCCTCGCCGTCGGAGATAAGAACGGCCCGTGAGAGCGGTTCCCGCAGGGCTTTTTCCATGCCCCATCCCATCGGCGTACCGCCTTGGGCCTGCATTGTCAGGGCGCAGACTGTGAGCGTGCCGAAGTCTGTGCCGAGCCTCCGGTCGTCCTCGTCCTTGCCGCCGAAGTTGTAAATGGCGATTTCAGTGTCGTCGGGATTGCAGCTTTGCAGGAACGACTGAACCGCTTCGCGGAGATATTCGATGCGGGATTTCTTCACGTTGTAGTCGTCCATTGCCGACATTGAGCCGCTGTTGTCGCAGATGAGTGCGACTCGGTTGGGTTTCGCGGTCAGGTCAATGGGCTTGTCCACCTGCGCCAGCACACGCTGGTGAAGCGCAGGCAAGCCACCGCCAACGCGGTGGGGCTTTTGGAGGGCGTTGTTGTTTTTTATGATGGCCATCAGACCTTGAACACCTCCTTCTGTAGACGGTCCCAAACTGCGTTCAGTTTGGTCATTGCTTCCATATCTCCACCGTGGTCCGGATGCAACACTGTCGCTGCCCTCCGATAGGCCGCTTGCGCGGCATCGAAACCGACAAGCGTTAGGAAATCCACAGCAAGCTGTGAGGCTGTGGATTTCGTAATGCTGGCTGGCGCCTGGGCGGACTGGGCCTGCTGCCGCGTTACCGCAACTACGTTGTGTTTGCCATAGACCTTCTCGCAGAGAAGCCGCATCGGGTCAAAGAACCGCTCGGTGAAGGTCCAAACTTTCGTTGTGGGGTCGAAGGCGCGGTCGCTGGCGGGTATGAGTGCTTTGATGGCGGTGACAAACTCCATTGAGTACGGAGTAGCGATGCGATACGCCGATACGGAAGTGTCCCACCAAATTCTTACATTGGCCATATTGGCTCCTTGGCCTCTAGGCAATAAAAAAACCGCCCCGTGATACGGTGTTCTGTATCACAGGACGGTTGGGGGTGCAGCTTTCCAGCAAAGCCAGCGAAGCTATCCCGCAGAAGCGAACTGCGCGATAACGGCCGCCAGGTCTTCCGGACTGAGCCCCGCCAGGAACTTGAGTGCCTTTTCCTTCGGGGTCGCCTTCCGGCGCTCCTTCACTTCGGCGACGCTCGCGCGGAGGTCCAGCGCGCCCTCGACGGGCTGGTACGCCGGGTCCGCCAGCAAGTCGCGGACATACGCTTGCTGTTTCAGGATTGAACCGCGGTTGAAGATGTCCACAGCGACGGGTTCGCTCTGGGCCAACTCCAACGCCTCGGCCCAAGTCTCCGCCTCGATGAACTCCACGGTCTGTAGGGACTGGAGTTCCGGCTCCGGCTGGTTGTTCTCGGTGGCCTCCTTCTGGGCTTTCTCGATTTGCTTCTCGGTCAGGACTTTGATGTCGTCCCCGACCTTGACAGCGCCTCGGGTTTCGGTGTAGGTTTTCATTTGGCTCTCCTTTCTGGTCGACCGATGGGCGACCGATTTCGTTTCCAACTACGTTAGCAGTATGAGCCATAAGGGCGAAAGTGTCAAGAACTATAATTACTTTGTTTTCAAGGCTTTGCGCGATTTCTTGGCACGCTTGCGCGTGAGTTTTTGCTTCTTGGCAAGGAAAGACTTTAGGATGCGGCGTAGCATCCGCCGCTGTAGTGCGGATAGGTTATCAACAAAGGCCACGAGCTGGCCTTCCGGTGCTAGGGCCTTGACGGCCCTTACGTTGTGCCACGGCACTGATTTGCGTATCACCATGTTCGTATCTTCTCCAACTGGAAATCCACAATATCATCGAAAGCATTGAGCATCTGCTGGAGGGCGTCAGTGAGGTAATCCTCAGCTTTCGCTGGGTCATCCAGCTCATCACCGTGTCGGACGGTCAACTCGACGTTGAAGGTTGATTTGGCCATTGGCCACCTCTCTTCGGCTCCCCGCTTAGTGTGCCAGATAGCGGTTCCCACTATTCCGTCATTCTATCTGGCGACGGGTTCTCGTCGTGCCGTTGGCACGCCACATAAAGCGAGAAGCCGAAGGCAGGCGGCAAACCTGCCGGCTCCGCTGGGTTAGAAAGCGGAGCAGTTGAGTACACGGACCGCGAATCGGGTCTTACCGCTAGGCGACCCATACACCCTGAGCTGGGCCATTGGGTGCTGCTTGACGAACCATCCAGACGGTAAGCGGTAAATGTATTTCTCGCCGTGCTTACGAATCAACTTCATGGTGCCCTCCTTGTCAGACGTTGGATAGACTCTTTGACATGCCGCGATAGCGCGGCCCAGTCCCGCAGGACTGTGTCCAGGCGGTGCTGTTCGTTGAATTTGTGCATTAGCAAGAGCGGCTCCACGCTCTGCGTGTTGGTGGCAATGCGAAGCAGCACCCGCTTTTGCTGGTAGCTGAGACTGTTCCACATTTGGGCGTTGGTCATGCCTTTGTTGCCTCTCTAAGTTTCTTTTCTGCCTGAGTAAACTGGTACAGGAGCGTGTTTGCATCATTCACGCGCGTGCTACATGCGCGTTGCAGTAGCGAGCCGGGTTCTGCGGCATGAGATATTCTGCTCCAGCGTTCGCTTATCTCTCTCAGGATTGTCACAAGTGGGTGCTCTGTCATTGCTTCGCTGCCTTCTGGTAGAGGGAGTGGGCCGTCCACGCTGAGCAGGCTGATTTTTGCTCCTATTCCTGCCCACACAACCTCCCTCTCCCTTGTTACAAGGTGCTCGGCTGCCCTCGTGATGATTCTCATTGCCTCTGGTATGTGTTCTGGCTGAGCTTGTACAAGTATCCTGATGCAGACTTGTCCTTCCCACACTTCTATCTTTTCTGTGGTCTCCGCTCTCATGTCAAATCACCTCCTTTCCGCTGGTGGGCTCTGTCAGAGCACCATCTTGCGCAGCCGCCGCCGGCTTGCCCAGCAACCTCCGCAGGAGTTCCTTCCGGTCCCCGCCGACTTCGGCAAGAGCCGCGGCTAGCTTTGTTTCAGCTTCATCCTGCAAGCGCCGCTCCCGCATGGTCTTGTTCTCCAGCTTTGGCGCTTCGCATTGCAGCATCCACTCAAAGTCGTTGAAGATGTGGCTGCACCGCCGGCACCGATAGGACATAACTTCGATTTCTGTGCCATCTGGCAAAGTCTTCCACTCTGCCCGTGACGGCAAGCCATACACGGTCAGAGACCCACAAGCTGGACAGTGAACCCGCTTTGCGGGCTTTCCGCAACGGCACCATGCTTCGGTTGGACGGACTTCGGTTGAGATTTCGGTTGTCATAATAGTAAGCATAGCGTAGCGGAGCTTTGCTTGTCAAGAGAAACAATTGCTTTGTTTTCAGTGAGTTACACTTAGAGCGCTACGCTGTTGTGTTTGTGATAGTGTTCGGTCCAAAACAGCTCTGGACAGATGTTCCTAGCGCAGCTACGCTGCACCACAAGCGAAGCTCCCCACCCGTGCACCGCACCAAAAAACTACGGAGGACTTAAAACTATTATTACCAAAAAAAAAAAAAATAAAAAAATTAGAAAAATAAAAGGGATTAGTTCTCCCCAACGAAGTTGCCGAATTGTCTATTTGGCGTTTGGCTTTTAGCTCCGCTGGCGTAGCTGAGCTATGCTTGCTTGCGTGCTTTGCGCAGGAACATCTGTTTAGAGCTGTTTTCTAGGACTCGCTATCTCGCAGGCGCAATCTATCACACACACAGCGTCTACCGAAGGTAGGAGCGGGTGGCAGTGGCAGAGCCACCCGCTTGGGTTGGGCAGGGCTGCTTGCGCGGTGATACAGCGGCAGGGCGGCGGGGCTTTTGCGGAAGTAGCGGGGTTCCCACTCCGTGGATATCTCCTGCGGAGCACGGAGGAGGTTTCCCCGCCTAAGCTACCGCGTTCCCCACCGCCTTGTCGCGGCATCAGCGCTGCAGCACCACGAGCTTTGCTCACCCGCACCGCTTACATTGTATCCGAGCGAGTTTACCGTGGCAACAAAATATCGGCGCTCCGGCAACCCTGTTCGCCTGAGCTACCGATAGTTCACGGTCAAGCTCAATAGCGGTTCGCGCCTGCGGTTTATAGCGTATCGGGCTACGCGCGATAGCGTAGCGCTCCGCGGCGCGCAGCCGCGTTTGCTCGGCATCACGTTGTAAGCGGTGGAGTATTGATTCGATGTTAATCATACTCCACCCCCGACTATGCAATAGTGGACGCCCCTTTCACTGCTACGCTTTCGGCTGAACCCCAGCCGGCTTGAGCCTGTCCAGCGCCTGCTGGAGGAGTTGCACTTGTGCGGGCGTGGGCGCTTTGTTCCCCGCGACCACTTCGCGCAAGTCGTAGGCTTCGCGGTACTTATCCCGCGAAGTCCATTCGGACTTCAGCCGGACGATAGCAAAACCCAGCAGCTCATCGGTGAAGCCCGCGGTACTTGAGCAATATCGGAACCTCGGGTCATTCCGCTTTTTCGCAGCGTCAAACGTACTGGCCACCATTGACGCTAAAGCGGGCGACAACTCAACAACAATCTTATCCATCCGGACACCCCCATGTTGAATTAGGGGCGCCCGCTATTGCACATCGGGCGTGTCAGTATCGCGCAGCGATATTAGCTGCGCTTGCGCTTTCGGCGGGTTTGAATGTAGATGTTCTGCATAATCCCAGAGTTGCAGAGTAGCTCATAGACGATTCTGGGACATCGAGCTATGAATCTGTCCTTGGGGACTCTCACACGCTTCGAGACTGCGCGCCGCATGGAATGTACAACGTCAACTATGTACTTCGTTGGGGTTTCGCGTCTATATACTGCTAGATGCGTCGCTGAAGCTCCGAAGCGTAGTATTACTACATCTCCATTTCGCATGTTAATCTCCCAGAGCGAAGTATCGCTCCGCGACACTGACACGCTATTCAGTTGTCAAAGAGCAGGAGAGCAGTACTCAACTATAGTGTTACAGAGACACTGGGCCACAAAAAAGCAAAGGCGGCGGCGCGCGGGGAGGCCCCCCAATGAATTTTTCCTAATTTCCAGCTTCGCTAATCTCCCAATTTTCTCAATTTCCAGCCCTGCTACGCACCACGCTTCGCTAATCTCCAACACCATAGACGTTTACGATGTGAATACCTACGGTGGTGTGTAGCTTCGCTGCTGGGCCAGAGCTTCGTTGGCTGGAAACTAGAGCCTTCCTCTTAGTAGCTGTTTAGTAGGAAAAATGTAAGGCTTGTAGTTTCAACGGCTTGGGGCTTGACAAAGTGACGACTTTGTGTTATGTTGTCTTGTCTGGCTAGGAGTGTACCTGCGTTATGACTCCAAGAGTCGGAATCAAAGTCGCCCAAATTGCTCGGCTTCGCACTTCCGGTAATATCAAGGATGAGCGCATCTGCGAAATGTTTGGGATGACTCGGTCGGGGCTCTCGCGCATTCTTGCCACTCCTGAGTACCAGCAAGAAGAGGAAGCAGTCCTCAACGGCACGTTGTCCAAGATGGACGAGGCGCTAGCCGGCCGCGCTGAGGAGATGAAGAAGACTTTTTCTGTAGGAGTACCAGCCGCAATGCGGGCGTTGCTGGAGACTGTGGCTCAAAGAAAAGACCTGCGGGCTAGGATGGAAGCCGCGAAGGAAATCTTGGACCGGGATCCAGAGCGCACTTTCTCGCGTTTCAGGGTTGCACAGGGGCTACCGCAGAATACTGCTATCCCCGACGCAGTCCTTGGAGCTACCGCCGAAACCGCCGACTCTGTCGCAGCTACCATAGCTACGAAGAAGGAGGTCGTACAATAGCATGGGTTGGTTTAAGAAGCTCGTTGGGATTGGCGAAGCCGTTGTTGGCGCGGTCACTGGGCAGCCAGCGCTCATGGCTGGAGGCGCGAGGACTGCTGTGTCTTCCAATGGGGAGAAGCAAGCACCAGGAAGAACCTTTGAGTCCCCCCGCAGGCAAATCAATGTCCAACCGGAGGTTCCAACACCCGCCAACTCTGTTGAGCAATCACGGCAGCAAACGCAAAAGCGGACACGGGGGATTTACAATTGGCCTTAGACGAGATGCCAGATTGGCCCGAGCTGGAAGAAGGCTCGGACGAGGGCGAGGTTGAAGAGGCGCAGGATGAGTCGCCGGACGAAATCTTTGGTTGGGAAGAGATTTGAATGGCCGAAAGATTCGTTCCAATCCCAGTGTTGGGGCTACCGGACAATGACGCCAAGATAGCAGCTTTGCGGCTTAACTGCCTTGGCTCTTTGTACTACTTCGTCAAGATTGGGCTTCGCCGCAAGCGTTTGGTGGAGCACCTTCACTTTCCATTCTGCTCCTCCCTTGAACGGGACTACATAAAGGACGTTTACGAGTTCCCCAGAGACCACTTCAAGTCCACAATCTGTTCCGAAGGACTGCCGGTTTGGTGGTCACTACCGGTTTCCAACCAAGACATTGATGGCTTCAAGAGCCTTGGCTACTCCGACGAGTTTGTCAAGTGGATTCTTAGACGCCATGACCCCGATACCCGCATCCTTCTAGTCTCCGAAAACATTACAAACGCCGCGAAACTCGGCAAACGAATCCGTTGGCACTACGAGTCGAACGCCCTCTTTCGTGGGCTCTTCCCGGAAGTCTTACCGACTCCGCAAGAAAGCTGGACCAACTTTTCCCTCCACACCCGCCGACTATCCTCAACCACCGGCGGAGCCCACGGCGAGGGCACGTTCGATTTCATTGGTGTCGGCGGCGCGTTGCAGTCTCGGCATTATCCCGGTGGTGTAATAGAGGATGACCTTGTGGGCCGGAAAGCGATCGAGTCGCCCGCCATCATGGACGGGACAATTGATTTCCATAGACTCCTAGTGGGCGTGTTTGAGTCTGGGGATGCCAACCACGAAAGCAACGAACTTGTTGTCGGCAACCGCTGGTCCTTCCACGACCTCAGCTCGTACATTCGTGAAAACGAACCCTGGTTCGTTTTCCACAGCCATTCTGCTCTCGGCGGCTGTTGCAGCGAGCACCCTGCGGACCGGCCAATCTTTCCGGAGGAATTTAGCTTCGAGAAGCTCTTGAGACTCCGAGAGCGCCTGGGCAATTACCATTTTAGTTGCCAGTTCCTTAATAACCCGGCATCTCCTGAGAACGCCGACTTCAAGCCTGAGTGGCTTGGGTACTACCACACTGAAAAGACGGCCGACAACCGTGACCGGATCACCCACGAGGTCAAAGATGGAATCGTCAAAAAAGACCTCCTGTACGGCCATCTACAGATTTGTATGGTCTCCGACCCGAATCACGCTGGCAATGCTGCGGCGGGACGTTGCCGTCATTCAATTGTGGTCATTGGGCTCTCCGAAACTGGGGATTATTACCTACTGGATTGCTGGGCGGGTCATGCTAGTTACGATAGTTACATCGGGGAAATCTACAAAATCGCAGACAGGTGGGGTCTGCGCCGGTTCGGGCTTGAGACCGTTGCTGCGCAGAAGTACCTCGCATACCATATCAGCTACCGAAACATGATTGAAAATCGGTCCTTGCGGATTATCGAGTTGAATGGTGAATGCGAAGCCCCAGACGGGACAATGACCAGGAAGAAGGAATGGCGTATCCGGAATGTCCTATCTCCGATTTTCGAGAGCGGCCGCTTTTGGATCCAAAAGAAATTTCAGGATTTCATCGGTGAATACACTTCGTTTCCGAAAGGGCGCTACTGCGACATCCTCGATGCGATGGCGTACACGCCGCAGATGTTGAAAAGCCCGCGTAGCTCTGAGGTGTTCCGCAAGATGTTGGTGGCGAATCGGCAGCAGGCACGGCATATTGGGCAGCCCTATTCCTACGTTGGGATGGTGAATTGAGATGCCAGCAAAGCTTGAAAGATGCGTGGCAAAAGTCAAGGCCCGGCAACAAGGCAAGAGCAAGAAGGTCAATCCTTGGGCGGTTTGTATTTCGGCGACAGGATTGAAGCCCCACAAGAAGAAGAGGTAACTGGGCATGAACGACACGGTCAGTAAGCACTTTGACAAACTGATTCTAACCCTTTTATTCGTCCTGCTTTTGTTCGCGGTCCTTTATTTCAGTGGTGATGCCAACACCAAACAAGCACTCATTTCGATGTTTGCCAGTATCGGCGGTGCTGTTGTGGCCTTGATGACTGGGGGCCGTAATGTTCCGCGAAGTGGTGATAGCGGCCCACAGCCCGACGTGAAGAAGCCTAATGCCAACGATAGTCAAAGTAACCCTGTCTAGCGACGCTGAAGCGGCTCTGAAGAAGCACCTCAAGAACCGCGTCCGCGCGATGCAGGACGGTCTTAAAACGCTGCACACCCAACGACTGCGTGAATGGCGGATGCTCCGTGAAGCGCAGCCGAAGGAGAAGGTCCGGGAGTATCCGTTCCACGGCGCGAGCAATCTTATTGTCCCCATCGTTGCGATTTTCTGTGACTCACTGAAATCGAGGTTCATGGCGGCGGTTTTCAAGACCCGGCCGCTTTGGTACTTCCGTGTTCTCGGCACACACAAAGGCGCTGGCGAGCCGATGCGTGAGGCTCTTGAAGAGCTTATGCAGTATGTCGCTTTCGAGCCAACAGAGCTTGACCTTTACAGGGTTTACTCCGAGTTCTACGATGATGTCATTGCGTTTGGGACTGGCGTCATCAAGTGCCCACATGAGCTTTCCCTTGAGGATTGGGTGGTTCCTGCTGGTGATGGCCTATCGCCGGTGACAACTGAGTTCACCCATACCCGCCGTCCAAAGTACGAGGGGCCGAAGCCGGAGAAGGTCCAGTTTGAGAATTTCCTCATCCCCCCATCGGCGAGGACTGTTGAAGGCGCAGACATTAAAGCCCACATCCAACGGATGCAGCGGCACGAGATTGAGGAACGTGAGTTCATGGGGGTCTTCGACAAGAAGGCAACTGAGGTTGTCCTGAAAACCCCCGACCGAGCCGGCCCCGCGCCAGCACAACTTCAAAGACAAGCGGATGCGGATGTCAGATCGCCGCTTGACTACGACTACGCGGAGTGGGACATTTACGAGTGCCATTGCATCTACAAGGTGAACAACCTCCGGACTCGTATCATTGCTTGGTATCACATGGGCACCGACACGCTGCTCCGTGCGGTTTACCAGTATTACCCAGACGAGCTTTTCATTGCTGGCAGGCTCCTCGCCCGTGAGGGGGTGTTCCACGGCATTGGCTTCTGCGAAGCTCTCGGTCCGATGCAGGAGGAAATCTCAGAGGTTCACAACCAAAGGCGTGATGCAATGACGGTGGCTAACGCCAAGGTCGCCCGTGTGGACCCGGACTCAAAACTGCATGAGGGCTACAATATATTCCCCGGCGCGTTGGTTCCTGCGGCTAAGGACGAATTGGAAATGATGTCCTTTGGCGAGCCTTCACCGATGACAATGGAGGAGGAGCGCCTTCTGCTGGACCTCGCTGAGCGGCGAACTGGCGTCAGCCCTCCGCAGCAGGGCTTTGGCGCTGGCGGTCCGGGCAAGCGCGGTGTCTACACCGCAATGGGGACTTTGTCGCTTTTGCAGGAAGGCAATAACCGCAGCGACCTGAATATCTCCGATGCTCGGTACGCGCATACAAAGCTCGGCCGTATGCTGGTACGGCAGTACGCGGAGTTCGGTGTTGGAGACCGGGCGGACCTGTTTGGCGATAAGGCGAAGGACATCAGGGCTGGTCTTGAAGCCGTTAAAGCTGGCACGATTGGCTTGCCGATTGCTTCAACTACCGCGAGCGTCAACCGCGAAGTCGAGAAGCAGAATGACATCATGTTGTCTGGTCTGATGTCCCGACATTATGGGATGATAACACAGATGCTCCAAGCAGCGGCTAACCCGCTGTCACCGCCAAACGTCAAGGACTACGTTAGCAGTACCATCATTGCGGCGAACAATCTTATGAAGGTTATTCTGCGTCACTTCGGCTTTGACGAAGTTGAGCGCATGGTGCCGGAGGCAAAGAGTGAAGTACGAGGAACTCCTGGAGCACAAGTCGGCGGTGCTCCAATGGCTGGGGCAGCCGGAGGCGGTTCACTTCAACAGATGGGTGGCCCAGAGGTTCTCGCAAACCTTGCGGTTACTTCGGGCCGCCAGTGAGCCGCATGTGATGAATCGTTTGCAGGGAAAGTTGGACGCTTTCGAGGAGGTTTCCAACATCCAAGAGTCCTTACGCCAGTATGAAAGGGATTTAGCGGCAGGGAAAGTCAAAACGGTCGCTTACACTAAGGGGGTTAAGTAGATGTCCTGGTTCAGCAAACAAGACGAATCGAAGATTCCAGAGAACCTCAAGAGCAAGACTTCGGAAGAAATTGTGAAAGAACTACAGGAGGCGTCTCAGGTCAGGGCGGATTTGGAGAAAGTTCGTACCGACGCAGCGACAGCGGCAACAGCCGCCGCGACGCAGGCCACTGAGTTTGAGCAGGTCAGAGCAAAGCTGGTGGAGCTTGAGGCAGCGCAGGGGCAGCAGCAACAGCAGCAACAGCAACAGACGGGCTTGACCAGCTTCTTGGTTGATGAAGACAAGGCTTTCGCCGAGCGGGCCGCTCCAATTGCATCTATGGCCTACAGCTCCGCCGCGGCTACGGCCCGAATGCTCGCCAGGGACAGGCTTCGAACCGAGAGCAAACCTGGTGGGCTAAACTTGACGGCGTTGTATGACAAATACTCCGCCGAGATTGACGAACTTGCGAAGCAGGTTCCGATTGTGCAGCAGGTTCACCCGCAAACCTGGGTCAATCTCTTTGACCTTATCAAGGGCCGGCACGCTTTGGAGTTGGTTGAGGCCGCGAAGAAGGGCGAGAACTGGTTCCTGGTTGAGCCGGTTGGCGCTGCGCCCCCGGGGGGGCCTCCGCCGAGCGAGGAGCTAACGCCGGAGCAACTCAAGATCGCGGCGAAATTCAAGATGACGCCGGAGGACTACAAGAAGCGTCAGAAGGAGTTGACATTTGTTGCAGGATAACAAAACACCAGCAGTTACGTCTCAGAATCTTCCGACGCCGCCGGCGCCTGCTGGCGCGCCGCCCCCGGCAGGGGCCAAGTTTCTTGGTGATGAAACTATCGTGGCGAAGCCACTTTCTTCGGCCGATTTCACCAACTTGAGGGTCAAGAACCCCAACATCTCGCTGCGGTGGGTCAACCGTCTGGCGATGGACGGCATCTGGTACGAGCAGATGAAGTCCATGGGCTTTGTCAACGCCACAGTGAACGACGTTGAGGCTCCTACGTTCTTGCTGAAAGACAGCGCCATCATCAAGGGAGACCTCATCTTGATGAAGATTGCCAAGAAAGATTACCTCGGCGCCCTCAAGTACAACGTCGAGCGGGCTACTGATCGCTTGACCCGCAGGTTGAAAGAGGAGAAGGGCAAACAGAGCCTACGGGAAGCACTCGCGGAGGTCGGGGCTCCGCCGGAGTTGACCAGAAAGATTTCAGCTTTTCTTCCGGGGGAGAAAGAAGTCGAAGCCGTAGTTGGAGGCGAATCCAAGTAGGAGGTAAAAACCCGTGGCAAGTTCCTCGGGAGTATCCATTCCGATCCGTGCTGTGAGGACGACAACCGCGAACCAACCTCCGGTTCGTCGTCTTGCTGAGGACGCGATCCAGACGTTCTTGGCCGGCACCCCCGTCAAAGTGTACACAACTACCGGCGGGGTCATAGCGTGGCCTGGCGATGGCGGTTCTGCTGTTACTGATGCCATCGCAGGCTTTTCCCTCGAAGACGCATCGTACCTGACCACACTTGGGGTTCCAAAGACCCTGTCGTTCGGGACGGTGCCGAATCAGCCCGCCGCAGTCAACATTCCGCGTGGCGCGCCACTCAATGATGGTAAGGTTGGTGTTGAGTTGGCGTCGGAGGAGGTGGTGTTTCATGGCCAAGTTGGCACGACCGCCGTCGCCACTGACATCGGCAAGTCCTATGGTTTAACCATAGACACCGATCTCCACTGGTATGTTGACAAGGCGAAAGGTACATATGTTGCCGTAAGAATCGTCGGCATAGACCCAAACGATTCTCGTGGAGTGTACTTTGTTGTTCTCCCCGCAGCCCGGCAAATGCTCGCATAGCCCGGAGAAGGAGAAGGGAAAATGATGGTAAGAGGGCAATTCGCACAGTTAATGGCCCCAGGACTCCGGGATATGTTCGTCCATTGGCTTGACATGCTTCAACGGGCTGAGGAGTACTCGTTGGTTTTCAACATCGAAAACTCCACAGCCGCCTACGAGGACGAAGTCGAGTTCTCTGGGCTTGGCCCAATGGTCGAAAAGCCCGAAGCCGAGGCTATCCAGTACGAGGATGCAATCCAAGGCGGCACTAAGCGGTACATCCACACGACCTTTGCTCTTGGCGTGCGGTCGTCCTGGGAACTTTACGAAGACGACCAGTACCAGCTTATCAAGCAGGTGCCGAAAGCGATTGCTCGCAGCGCACACTTCTCACGCGAGCAGAGCGCCTGGAACGTCTTCAACCTGGGTTTCACAACGATTACCACCATTGACGGCGTATCGCTGTTTAATGCAGCGCATCCGCTGTTGGGTGGGCCAAGGGCCACAAACATCGGCCCCGGTGTGTCCAGCTACATTAGCTCTGCTGGGACATTCCCGAACCGACCTGCGGTTGACCAGGACTTGAGCTTCTCAGCGATTCAGCTCGCGCTCGACCAGTACGAGCGAATCATTGATAGCCAAGGGCTTCCGGTCGCACTCAAGCCGAAGTTCTTGGTTATTCCGCCTGAGCTTCGCTGGCTCGCGCGGGAGTTGCTTGGGTCCCCGTACAGGCCGACTGACGCCAACAACGCAATCAACTCTCTGCTGGCTGAGGATCTCCAGGTTATCAAGCCGCACTACCTGACCAGCAGGACAGCGTGGTATCTGCTCGCGGACAAGAGCGAAACCTGGCTCAAGTTCTACAACAGGTTCCCGCTGACTGAGGATTACTCGGACGATTTCGACACTCGTTCGAT